TTATATGAATTGGGGGAAAATATTGATGAAGTATTACCTTATATTGGTTTGACCGATGAAGACCTTATTTTACAATATAAGTTTCTAAATGAAGAAGAATTTTCAAATAAACTTAGGGGCATGATTAATGGGATTCTCCCCACCTTATATAATAGAATTGAAGGCTTGCCCAAATTGCATAGTATTAATGTGGGCCAACGTTGGGTAAGTTCCGAGTTTGAGATGAACTTTAAATTTGATGAGATTCCAAAGATGGGTCAACTAAATAAGTTGTATGAATACATCCACGAATTACTTCCAACATTTGATGATGTATATATGGATTTTGGTGTAGAATCGTAAGTATCCAACATTGTCAATAAAATCGTTAGCGATATTTTATCAAAAAATTAATTTGACTTATTAAATAATTTATTTTATAATTTGTCATATGAAAAAATATCTTACATTTAAAAACTTGGGGTGGTTGTTAACCGTCTTTGTTGCGTCTATGTTGGGAATGTCTTCGGTTTCTAAAATTGTGGGAACTGAAGAAATGGTTAATAACTTCACATTTATGAATCTTCTTCCTTATCTTGCTTTGCTTGGTGTGGTTGAACTTGCTGGTGTGATATTATTTATTATCCCAAAAACGTCTAAGTATGGGGCCGTATTGCTTTCATCTTATTTATCAGGAGCCGTGGCTATCCACATGGCAATGATGGGTGGGGTTGGAGTAATGGTACCTCTCACTCTAGGTTTGGCCGTATGGGGAGCATATTATTTGAGAAGTTGTAGTACCAAGTAATAAAACCATACAATTAATTCCCCCATTCCTAATAAGTTTGGGGTTTTTTGTATTATGAAGTATTTATTAATAAATTAAAATATTATGGCAAGAATTACAAGATTAACTGAATCCGATTTGTCTCGTATCGTTAAAAGAGTTATTAGCGAAATGGATGACGATGATGATTATGATAGTGATTTTGAAAATAAGTCGCTTAAAGAGTTAATAAAAATAGCTGAAGATTTTCTGTTAAACGAACTTGGATTTTCACCAGACGCAATCGATGAAATTGATGAATGGTATATTATTGATGTTTTAAGAGACCACCATTATGATGAATTAGCGTCAGAAATAGAAGAAAAACTTTATGATAGTATTGATTATAGTGATTTTTAATACTTTCAGGTCATTAAAAAACAAATAATATTATGGGAAGAATTACAAGATTAACAGAAAGAGATTTAACAAGATTGGTTAGACGAGTTATTAAAGAAAATAAAACAAAAAAGAAACCTGTCAATGAAGGGTTAAACGACTATTTAACACTTATCGGAGGAACTTTGGTTTCATTTGCGGCTATTAAACTTTTTGGTAGAAAAATATTAGTACAATTATTTGGGTTATTTTCTAAAGGTCTAATAAAGTCGACTTGTTATAAAGAGTTGGAATCAATAATGGAATTGATTTCAAAAGACACGGACAACCTTCAAGTTGAGTATAAAAAAATAAAAGACTATTATCAAATAATAATTGATATGAAGTCTTTTTCTTCAGAATATTCATTTACTGATACAAAAGATTATAAGGCGGGTCAGTTAGATTCATATAATTTTCCCGCAAAATTAAAACTATATGACGACGGAACGGTAGAATATTTGTGTAATACTGGCGAAGTTATTCGTGAAAAATCAAAAGGTAATATTTATGATAATTTTGTTAATTTTATTAAATCTTATGGTGAAGAAAACCCTAAGATTAGAGGATATGCAGAAGATAAAGAAATTTTCAAGGTTTTAAATAAAACATTAAAACCTAACTTCCAATCAAAAGTGGAACAATATAATTCTTTGGTTTCTATGGATAGTAATGTTATTGATAAAATGGCATCTGAAATCTCAAAAGAATTGGATATTCCGCAAGAACTTATTGCGAACGCAATGGAAAGACACCAACCAACAGAAATGAAAGATGAAGAAACAATATCTACCGATAGATATTATTCACCTATTTGGGAGTTTATTAATGATGTTTATAAAGATATTACAGAAAGTGATAATAATGAATCTCTGAAAGAATCAGATTTAACCCGTATTGTTAAACGGGTAATCCAGGAAAATAAAAAATGATGATGGTCATTAAAAAATCTAAATTAATCCCCCATTCCCAATAAGATTTACGGTATATTTGTAAAATTTAAAATAATTTACTATCTTTGTCTTTATATAAAAACCCACTGTAATGAAAGATATGTCTCAAAAAAACAAAAAATTTAGATTGCCACGAAAGATTAAAAAGAAATTAAAAAGTGATTTATTTACTTATCCAAAAAGTGAAAGAAATACTTACTTAATTGCTTGGCCATATAAATATGAAAAAGATTATGTTGCATACAAAAAAGGATTATTAAGAGGACTTAAAGAGGAATCAAGAAAATTTATTGTAGAGTAACGATTTACCGAGAGTCGAAAAATTCGACCGGTTGATGGATAAGGGATACAATGTGAAATAAACCCCTTATTTTAATTTTGTATTATATTTATATTCAATAAACATATATTTTTATAATTTAATAATGAGTTCTCCCTACCAAAACGCCAGAGCACCAACAGAGATTAGTAATTTACCTGATAAATTATTGGTAAGATTAATACTATTAATTTACGAAAAATTTGAAGAAATTGATATTGAGGAAATTGATATATCCGAGATTCTTTCTAATCTTGATTTGGTTAAATCGGCTTTGGTATACTTTGGAATTAATAACCCCAATTTTAACGATTATAGTTATTTGTGTGAATTAGTAAATTTAAATGTTAATCCTGAGATTCCAATTGAAAGACCAAAACTTAAAATATTAAAGGTACTTCATACTGAAGACTATACTGAATCTGGGACAAGGTATTATGAAACAATAATACCTTCTTATTGTGTGTTAAATGACGATAATTTATCTGATATGAGAGAAGATGAATTTTATCTGTATTGGGAAGGAAAACAATTGGATAATGAGGTTTACGATAGTGAAACAGATGATGATAGGGTTGTACAAATTACTGTAGTGGGAACTGAAAAATAATATGAAATATATTATCAAAGAGTCTAAATTTGAAAAAATAGTCATTGATTATCTTAATGAACTATTTCCTGAAGATGAACTTCATTGGACTCACCCATTAGATGATTTTTACAATGAGGATGATAATGCATTACGAGCATATCTTGGTGATTCTGAGGATGAAGATGATTGTTTTTGGTGGTATGGTCCTGAATGGTTTGATGATAATTCTGAGGATATGAAAAACAAGGCTCCCATTATTGAGATTGAAAATAAATATTTAGCGTCATTAAATGGGTATTTTGGTGATAGATGGCATGAAATATTTAAGGAGTGGTTCACTGAAAGGTTTGGCGTATCTGTGAAAACCATTCAGGACCTGTAAAGTATTTATAAAAATAATTAAAGTATCTGACAAATGAATTATATTATTACTGAAAGTAAACTTGATAACATTATTGATAATTTCATTACAACTCAATTTGGTAAGTTACATCATCAATTAGAAGATGATAAATTTACGTTAGTGAATGACAATGGTGACCCCATAATTATTGTTATTCTTACTGATTATGGTCAAGGGTATTATGCTTATGTGCTAGACGAAGCTTATACTAGTGTAATCAATATGTTCTCTATGGTAGGATTTAAAGATATTCAGTCCGCGTTATCTAAATGGCTTTACAAACATTACAACTTACCTGTGGAAGAATCAAGAATCACCACATTTTCCAGAGGTGAAGAGGAATACGCATACTAATTAATTTCATTGCAACTTTTAAAACAAGGTAAGGAGAATAAATTCATCTTTTTAACCAGAACGAGAAAACATTCGGTTTTTTTTTATATTTATAATAAACAAAATTAATTATGGGAAAAGGTGCACAAACACGTAGAGCAGACAGAGAAACCGCTAGAGAAGAGAAAAAAACTGATATTCAGGATGGAGAATCTAGAAAAGAAGCAAGAGAAGATAAACATGAAACAAAGGCTCAAGATAGAACAGACTGGGATGGTGATGATGATAGTATTGGACAATCTATTTCAGCGGCAGCGTCAGATGTTGGAAATGAAATAATCGATAACCCAGAACTTGGTTTGTTGTAATATTTAATTAAAATACTATGTCAAGAATTATAAGATTAACGGAATCAGATTTAACTAGAATTGTTAGACGAGTTCTAAGTGAAGAAAAAAATAATATAAATGAGGCTGCGGTTATTGATGGTATTACCATTAATTCATCACCAAATGGTATGTTAAATGCGAAAAATGTAAAAAACTTGATGAACAATTATAAAGTAAGTGTTAACTGTGGCAAGAATGTTTTTGGAAAATTTATGTCAGCATATAAAGGACCTGTGGTGATATCAAAATTATGGAACAATAAAACAGATAATGGTATTGCGGGAGTGGATAATACAGGGAAAGTATTTACTATCCCGTTAGACCAATCTAAAAGATTAGCTGGAGAAATGAAATCAGGAAATGCAAAAATAGTTGCACAAGGTGAGGGAGAAATTTCAGGAATTAGCGGTGTATGTTATGTAACATTAAATAAAAGAAGTTAATAAAATCATATAATTTAAATTAATTCCCCACTTTCTAATAAGAGTGGGTTTTTTTTTTTGATTATCATACTATTTATTAATAAATTAAAACACTATGGGAAGAATTGTAAGATTAACAGAAAGAGATTTAACAAGATTGGTTAGACGAGTTATAAGAGAAGAAAGTGAAGAGTCTAACAGCTTTACATCAGCGATTAAAACTGCAAAACAAAAATATGCCGCAGGAGAAAAAAATCCAAGTATGGAAAAACAAATCAAAAGTTGTATTACTGGAAAACGATTAAGTAGTTTGGCGGTTTTAACAACAGCCGCAGGGTCATACGCACTTGGAATTATGGCATTGGCTTTAGCGACACCAGGAGTTCAGTTTGTTGCTGGCGGTGCGTTGGCTATAAGTGGGATAACCCTTCTATTAATTTCGGAATCGGGAATACTTGGAGGTGAAAGATTGTCAGCCGATGTTGGCAAATTATTTGAATGTCTTTTTTAATAAAAAAAACCTATAAAAAATATATAACAAACCCCTATTCCTAATAAGAGTGGGGTTTTTTATTTCATTTTATTTTTTTATATTTATAAAAACTTTTGAACATGTTGTATAGACTACGATATAAATTATTAAAATACATTTTAAGAAACAAATTATGGAAATAGGAAAAATGACCCTTAATGAAGCTTACCCATACCTTAAATCGATTGCTGTTGCCTATGGATTGAAGTTAAATCGTGTTAAAGATTTTAAATTTGCAAGAGTTATATTGGCAAACCTTTATAGTAAAGAATTGGTTTAATACAGTATTTATATAATATGATACCTTTTATTTTAAATTTTGTAATGTGTGTTTCTCAGATTTTATTAGTTTTATTTTTTTGGGACAACATGAATTCATTAATGATTTTTGGTTGTCTTGGAATATCATTTGGGACAGGATTAACTGCCATTGTCGAATATTTAAACTTGATGGATAAACGGGACATTTAATATGAAAAGAACTGTAAGATTAACGGAATCAGATTTAACAAGACTTGTTAGACGGGTTATTAAAGAACAATTTTTAGGTGGTTTAGAAGCTATGCCTGAATTAGGGTATAGTGTTGATATAGGGGTAGGAAATACCCCTCAAACAGGATGTAAAACTTATAAATCATCGGGTGAATTGTCTTTAGAATTATTTGGCAAATTAAGAGGGATATCTGGTCAACCAAACCAATTAGATAAAACAATTCAATCATGGATATTACGACTACACAATTCAATGACAGGGGTTGGAGCATCTAACGATTTAACAAAAGTTTTATCTGAAATAAAAACTCAACAACAAATGGGTTCCGTATTAAATGCCTATAATAAAAAATTTGGTAAAACATTATATCAAGATTTAAGTGGTGAACACACCATAACATGGGACACAATTTGGGGATTGGTTAAAAAATTTAAAAAAGGGATATCAATTGACGGTTGTAAAGTACAGAATCAAGGTCAATCTCTAAAAGCATAACCCCCCCACATATATTTTACATGACAACACCCACAAAGGTGTTGTTTTTTTGTTTTATGTTATATTTATTAATAAATTAAACTACTATGAGAAGAACTGTAAGATTAACTGAAAGAGATTTAACACGATTGGTTAGACGAGTAATTAAAGAAGACCAAGAAAGATTCACACTTAATGATGTTCAGGATGGAACGTGTGGAACTAGTGGAACATGGGAAGTTAGAAACGGTTCATTAATATTAACCGATTGTAATATGAATGGTACTAAGATTGACGCACAAATAACAATATAAACACTATGGCAAGAATTATAAGATTAACAGAAAGAGATTTGGTGAGAATTGCCAAAACAATAATAACTGAAAAAGAAAAAGAAAAAGGACTTATTCGAGGTTCTTTTGATAATTTTAAAAAAGCCGTTAATGCATCAAAAAATTTCTTTAAAAATGAGGTTTTTAGTGATTTAACTGACGCAGAACTATCAAAGATACTTAAAAAATCTAAAGAGGTGAATCTTGAAAAGATAATAAATAAATTAGACGACGAAGAATCAAAATTAGTGGACGAAGGTTATATAAATGAAGGTATTATTAGTAGAGTTAAAGATTTTATCTCAAATCTTGGAATTTACGCTGGAGGATTGGCAAGTGCGACAGGATTAATCAGTATTGCCGGTGAAGTATCAGGTTGGAGTCAGAGTGAATTTTTCACTAAAATACATGAGATAAACGAACAATACATGGGTTTGGGTCGTGGTAATGCTGGTATGGCGTTATTAGTAATGGTTCTTGGTATTATATTGGCTTGTTTTTCTTATTCAAAAAGAGAAACAAATAGAGAAAGAAGTAAATCGTAATATAATATTAACTAATTTAAACCCCCTTTCATTTGATTGGGGGTTTTTTGTTTTATGTAATATTTATTAATAAAAATTATAAACTATGAAAAAATTATTATTGAGTATTGTTACAGCCACTATGTTATTTAGTTGTAATACAGAAACAAAAACTGAAACGTTAGAAGATATTAAATCTGATAAAATTATTAAGATACATAAGGGTTCTTTTGCTTTTTGTGGGGCATCAGGGGCGGTACCTACAGGAAGAAAGATTGTTGTGCAAGGTGTTGAGTTTGATGAAGGATGTGCAATATGTCCCGTACTGTCAGGACCATCTATTTCCAACTTAGCAATGAAGGGTGTTAGTGAAACATACGGAAAGTTTAATGTGAGTAAAAACTTCCAAACTCCTGACGGAACAGATAATACTATATGGTCTTTATTTTGGTATTATGATTCAACAACTACTATCCCCCAATTTAACCCTTCAACTAAGGAGTGGGAAATGATGTCTCCAGTTAATAGGTCTTTTATAATTAATTTAGATTCTCCAAGTACAAGTGAGAGTAATATGTTTGCGATGCCAGGAGTTGTTTTTGATACAACATCTACAGGTATTGTATTGGCTAAAGTTTATGGGCCACTTAATGAGGCGGCATTTCCATTACGTAAAGCAGTTCCCGCTAAAAATGGTATGAAATCAATAACTGCCGCTAAATCAGGATTTCCTTATCCAGTAGGAACACCAGTCACTCTTGCTGAGTACAGCAAAAAACTTAAGGAAAAGAAAGACTAACTAAAAATTAAAACTTTAAACCCTACCTCATCGGTGGGGTTTTTTGTTTTTTATAAACTCATCCAAGAAAAAAATTACTTCTTCAATTTCTTCTCTGTCCTTATCGTTAACTAGTTTAAATTTTTTATTTAATATAAGGTATTTCCAAAAGAAAAAATAATGAAAAATGACAAACAATGATGAAGTTAAAATATTCACCTTATTAAAAAGGAAAACAAAAAATCCTAACACAAAAAAAGTAAAAAAAAAGTTTACATTATCTAAATTCGTATATGATAAAAAACGATAAATCATACGTACACTTTTTAATTTAATAAGTGAACAGTTTTTATATTCGTTAGCTTCTTTTTTTGACTTTAACATAATTTCTATTTTTTTTTTAGTTTAACTTATAACAAATGTACTAAGTTTAATTCAAAGAAAAAAATATTTAAAAAAAAATAATATTAATGGACAGAATAAAAATAAATTAGTATATTTGTAGAAGTATTAATTAAAACAAAAAAAATAAAAATGGGAAAAGGTTCAACAAGAGGTCGTTACATTTGTAAAGTTGGTTATTTAGATGTTTATGCCGTGGATGTTATGAGAAAACAACCAGGTAGAGGAGACAAAAAAGAGGTGGGGTCTACAGTTTATAATATTTATCATTCTAAAAAATTGATTGAGAAAGGATTTAAGACTAAAGATATCGCAGTTGAAAGGGCCAAAGAATTGAGTGTTATAAAGTCATAGTTATTTTGGACACATATATAATATATTGTATTATATTCTTATTTTTAGTTTTAATTATTTTAACTTCAAACTTCGTTAAACTAATTATTTTTAATATATTACTTCTTATTGTTATTTGGTACGATACGACTACGGATACTAAAATAAAAAAATAAAACTAACCTCCACTTCCTTTATCAGGTGGAGGTTTTTGTTTTATGTAATATTTATTAATAAATTAGAATATGTGTTATACAAAAGAACAAATCAAAACGGCCGTAAAATCAAAAGGATATAAATGGTTTGAAGATGCCTCAAATAAAACTTACGATGTAAATATAGTAGGAGTAAGAAATAACTTACCTGGCATATATAAAAAAGTGACTAATGTATTTGATGACTGTTTAACAGTGTCTTTTAAAGATGCTCAATTAGTAGAACAATTTTATTGCTGGAAAGCAACCTGCGACCCAGGAAAAAAAGGAGTTAAACAATTCCATAATAAAAATGGTGTTGCAAGATTAGTACCGGGACAATATAGAGGAGCATACGCATTATCATTACATCAAGGAAAATATGAAGCGGTTTGTCAAAGATTACAAGAAGTTACTGTGTGGAGAGATGATAATAAAGATTTAACTTTTGATGAAGTTAAACAAGATACGGGAATGTTTGGTATTAATATACATAAATCTGGTGTTGATTCTACTTGGGTAGAAAATTGGTCAGAAGGTTGTCAGGTGTTTAAACGAGTAAAAGATTTTAATGAATTTATCTCTATTTGTAAAAAAGCTGCTAAAGTACACGGCAATCATTTTACATACACATTAATTGAAAGTTCAGATATTAAATAATAAAAAAATATTTTTAACTATTTTAAACCCCATCCATAATAGGTGGGGTTTTTTGTTTTATAGAGTATTTATCGTTATATGAAATACGTTATTACTGAATCACAATATAAAACTTTAATTGGGGAAGATGAAAATATTGAACCATCCAAAACCGCGGCAAAAAACATTTGTGACAGTGAAAAATTTTGTAAATCTCAAGGTAAAATTACTTTTGGTCAGTTAAAAGCATTAGTTCAAGAATCATCTAAAAATAGAATATATAAACATGTTGGTGAGGGTGGATTTAAAGCAACAATTAGATTAATTCCATTTTTTCTACCACAATTAATGATTCCTGGTATTATTGCGGGTGTTGCAAGAGCAATTAATAAAATATTAAAACCAAGTTTAACAGAAACTGAAAGTTATAAAACGTTTTGGGGTAAGGCAATTCTAAATTCATTTAAAATTGTTGAAGGTGAAATTAATTTTGATGACCCATTTTCAAAAATATTTTTTATATCTGATGGTCTAATGACCATGTTGGATGATAAATATAAAATTAAATTTGCCAGACATATTGCCAATTTGGCAGATAGTATGCCAAACAATCAGGAAGTTCCTGAATACTTTGTTGAAAATGAGTTAAGAAAATGGGTTAATGATAAATTTATATTGGACCCACCAATTCCACCAAAAACATCTAACAATAAATTATCACCAATAGATGTTGATGACACTGAGAAAACTATAACTGAACAAAAGTTAAGCAAAAAAGAATTATTTCAGGAAATTATTGATGATAATGTAGAATACATCAAAAAACAGTGTAATGAATATAATGCTGATAACTACGCAAGTCATATTAGTTTTAGTACTTGTGATGAGGTGGACATAATTGATAGTATAAGTGTTGATGAGGTGGTTATGATTTCAGGAGCAAGAACTGACATGGAAGGAAATATGTATGATACAACACCTGGAATTTATCTTAAATTAACGATAAATTTACATTCGGCAACTAAAATGTCTGTTTTTGATGAGTTAATTTACGACTTAAAACATACATTAAGAAAATCAACAGGATTATTGGTCGTATTTGATTACAGAATCAATAATACATTTACGGATTAAACTATACCCAATAATAATTTGGATTTTTTTAGTATTTATTGTTATGAATAAAAGACAAACTTTTAATGATTTACTTATGAAGATAACTTCATGTAATACTCAGCATGAACTTAAGGAAATTATTAAAGATATTAATCATTTTATTAAAGATTATTCTATTTATGGTGATTCTAACGAGTATAAAAAACTTAATAACTCTGTTGGGATTATGAAGATGAAATTGAAACGTGATTTTAAAATTGAAGAATCAATTATTAGTACAATTACGGAAGATGTTGACATATCAGGATATAGTGATGAAGATTTTTTGGAAGTTTTTGTCATGGAATTTAGAACTTGGATAAAAAAAAATCATGGCGATGAGATTGGTGAATATCCTATGTCCTTATTAGTTAAAAAATACATCAAAGAATTCGGTACGGAATACGAAGTTTCTGATTATGATATTAGATATAATAATACATTAACTCAAATGACAAATATTGGTCGTGCATTAGTTAAGAAAGAAGTTAGAAAATTACCATCCCTTAAAAAGGATATTATATTCACTAAAAGATTTAAAAAAATTCTTGACCATTTTATATCCAAGTATGACATACCTGATTTTGTTAAAATCCATTTTAAAGAAGACACACCATTTGTGGTTCGAGGTTGGATGACCGCAGAGTTTGAACCTGCAATGAAATACGATGGAAGTTTGGATGAGATAAAACAGTTTTCAAGAGAACTTAAGCATTTAATCACAAATTATTTGGGGTTTGAAATGGGGAGTCCCGTTCATGGAAATATTGATTTTTTTTTTCAAGATGGATTTACCCTTTTAGGTGTTGATGAATGGGTTAAAAATGTTCTTAATAAAAAAATTAAAAAGGATATTAAAACTTGGGGGAATAAATCCGTATTACACTCAATAAAATTTAACACAAATACTTCCAAACTTCTTGGAGAGATAGGACTTGTTTATTCTGCAAGTTCTTGGAATAGTTATCGAGAGATATTCAGGGATGAATTAAAACAATATTTAAAAAATTTGGGTTATAGTTCTAAAAGATTGATAGTGTTCAGCGTTTAATGTGTCAATTTAGTTGCAAATAATTTTAATTATTGTAATTATTGTATATTTATAATAAAACAAATTATGAAACACCTATTAAATGATTTATCAGACGAGGAAAAAAATAATATCCGAAACCAACATACCGGAGGAATGAAAGTTATGACTGAGAGTTTTTCAAGGTTAGCAAACTCTAAACTTGGAGATTCAAAACCTTTGGTTACTGAAGAAGATGAAGATGAAGACCAATCACAGCCATTTCTTAAACGAATTATTGCAAAATTAAAAGGTATTTCCGAAAAAAAAATTAAATACAATATGGAACATGATTTACCTTGGGATTGGGAAGGTTCTAAAGAAGGTTACTATGAAAAAATGGAACCAAGAAAAAGACACACAGGTTCAAATTAAAATAAATAAAAAATAAATTTAAGATATGATAAATATTAATAAAATATTACTGGAAGAAAAAAATAGAATATTAGAACTACATAAAACTGCCACGAAAAACCACTATTTAATGGAAGATACCCCAATTCCAACTTCATTTACTCTCGGTGCTACGGTTGAACTTGAAAATAAATTCGATGGGGGGTCTGAACTTAAATTATTTAAAGGCACCACTTTTAATATAGGAAATAAAGGTATTTTATATGCTAATACTAATTGGCAAAAAGTTGGAAATATCGCGGGTAATGTCGATGGGTCAGGAAAGGGTAATATTTATTATACTTGTAGTAGTGGTAAATTTTCAATTGGAACGGAACAAAAATTACCTCCTTGTCCACAAACGATTGGTAAATGTAAAAATCTTTTTTACATTGAAAATATCCCCACATTAACACAGAAAGTTTCTGCTTTATGTCAGTTATCTCAAACTTTTGTAAAGGGTAAAACCATTGAAAAGAAAATAGAAAACAATAAAAATACAGAACAGGTTAAGTCTCAAGAGGTTAAAACTCGAGAGGTTAAAACTCCAGAAGTTAAGTCAGTTGTTCAACCGGTACAAACAGTGCAAGCTCCTGAAAATGAAAAGATTATATCAGATGTGGATAACTACGACGAGGCTGCCTTAGCTAAAATTGCCGCTGAGATACAATAAATAATATAACACATATAATAAAATGGGAAAAAGATTAATTATAACTGAAAGTGAAAAAAGAGAAATTTTAAATCTCTATAAAAAAAATATTTTTGAACAATCTGTTGAAACTCAGGCGGCTCTTAGTAAAATAGACCCAAATGTCCCTAACGCAACTGTGAAGGATATACAAATAAAATTAAATAAAAAAAATGTGAGTACTCCGGGATGGATTGCATTGAAAGAGGACGGAAAATATGGGACTTACACAAAAAAAGCTCTAAGTGACTATCTAATAGCAAAAAAAGCGGCTCCAAGTACAACATCATATACCGTTAAAACCGCAACTGGTAATGTAGTTATGGACGCCACACAATTACAAGATGCAATATCAAAAGGAGAAATTAAAGCAGACACCAAAGTATGGAAAGAAGGTATGCCAAATTGGATTACAGCCGGAACTGCAGAAGATTTAAAATCTATGTTTGCTAAAGTAGCTCCTGAAATAGCTGAATATAAAGTATCTGTTGATGGTAAAGCGACGCCAATAACATATACTAAAGAAACATTAACAAAGGCGATTACAGATGGTACTTTGAATAAAGATTTGGCCCATGTCGTTATTGTAGACCCAATAACAAAATCACCAAAATATCAAAAAGTATTAGAGAATTCTGAATTATCTCAAATTTTTAATTCACTTTCACCAGTTCAATCTGTAACACCAGAGAGAAAATCAACTAATATTCCTGAACTTGACGCTTGGTTAAAATCAGAAATTGGTTCTGCATGGGACAAAATTACAGACCCAAAACAAAAAGAAAGTATGTTTGACTCATTTGAAAAAACTGACGCAACAATTAGTAAATTAAAAAACACGTTAGGTAGAGGTAAAGTAAGGAGTGCATTAGGAATGGGTGCAGATACTGGATTTGGTAGAGGAATACAAAATCTTAGAGCAAAGGCTGGAGCGGCAATAACTGGAAACCAACCTGTTCGTTAATTTTACCAATAAAAATATAAAAGATATGGCAAAAACAAAAAAAGAAGGTAAAAAAAAGAAAAATAGAAGAAATTTGTCCAAAAACGTTAAACGAATTGAAAAAGTTACTAATTTTTTAAGTAAAATAAAAAAACCCCTGTAATTAGGGGTTTTTTTATTAATAGTGGTTAATCTTAACCCTGTCCGCAGTAAAGTTTTTTGTAATTTTTAGATTTTTTTAATTTTGAAGATTTTGTCTTTGCGTGAATTCCAGGACGTTTTGTTTTTGGTCTTCCTGTTTTACCTGAAGTTGATAAAGTTTTTGCTTTTGCCATTTTTTTTTGTTTTTAAATTAATAATAAAACAAAGATATACATAAAATTCATTATAACAACTTTTTTATTAATTTTTTATTACTATATTTTAAAATATGAAAGAAAATATTGTTAATTGGGATTTTATGGGTTGGAAAGAAACTATTGAACCAGATGTTGGAGTACAATTAAATTGGAATAAGACATTATTAGATAAATTCACACAGATTTCCTCTCAAATTAATAGAAATTCATTTAGAGGAGGTGCCGATACAATAACAATGTACCCATCATTGGAAGGATTACTTCATCCTGACTACTATGACGAACACAAAAAAATATTAATGGGGAATATTAAAGTTGTTTTGGATGAAAATATGGATAAATATGTTATAAACTTAGAAAATCTTTCAATCTTAGAAAACTTAAAATTAATTCCTGAAACACCTAAACATGGAGAAATTAATTTTAAAAAAATCTCTGAATGTACTGAAGAACAAATCGTCGATTATATCGAAGGATTAATTGGATTTGTAATTATTGAAAACTTAATCGTAAACTAAAAAAATGGAAAAAGAAACAAACCTTAAAACTGAAATAAACGTTCAAAAAGAACCAAAAAAAAAATATTACAAACCTAAAAAGAAAAGAGAAATTTTAGATATTAAAATTGATAAAATTGGTCTTGATAATTTTCATAAAGTAGTTCATACAGAAAAACCATATTTGGAATACAAAAAACTAATAACAAATAAAAATGTTGGTAGTTATTCTATTGGAGATAAAAAAAAGTTTCGTATATTTTTAGATAAAACACCAAATTGGATACATAGAACATTTATGAAATTATTTTTTGGATGGAAATGGAATAACAATAAAAACTTATGACAAAAACAATTAACATAGAAGGCCAAGATTATACTATTACTGATGAACAAACAATTCGTTCAGGAGAAGTTTTAGTTTTTGAAATTAGAAATTATAGTGATAAAGATTCAAAATTTGCTATTGGACATTTTGATGACCTACTTGGATTACCGATTAAAAAAGTTTGGAAGATACTGCAATAAGATTGATATTTATAAAATATTATGTTAAAACAAGTCTATTAAGATAATTTTCAACATAATTAACTATTGATACAATAATATATTTTACTTATTTTTTTAAAAAATAAAATATATGAGTAAAGTAAAAATTTCAACAAGCAAAGGTGATATGATTGCTGAGTTGTATGACAACGAAACGCCAATCACCACAGAAAACTTCAAAAGTTTAATTAGTAAAAAATTCTATGACGGATTAAATTTCCACAGAGTCATCCCAAACTTTGTAATACAAGGTGGATGTCCTAATGGAGTTGGTAATGGTGGGCCAGGATACAACATTACATGTGAAGTAACCGCACCAAAACAATTCCACGAAAAAGGTGTGTTGTCAATGGCTCACGCTGGACGTAACACAGGTGGTTCTCAGTTCTTCATATGTCATAACAGACAAGGAACACAACACCTTGATGGAAACCATACGTGTTTTGGTAAAGTCATGGAGGGACTTGATATAATTGACCAAATACAACAAGGAGATAAGATTAACTCAATTGAAATCATTTAACAATTAAAACTTTTTACTAAACTTACCATAAATGCCTTTAATAATTTATGCGATAAGATGGATTGGGTCAAATATGGCAATGCCATTTTGGATTGTTGGTCACATTCACATAACAATGAATGTTTATAAGGACATCTATGAAATACTCGCATCATTTGGAATGAATATTATTGTCGCTCTTGCATTTTGGATGGATTGGAACGACCAAAAAAAAAATAAAATCTCTTGATATACTTAAAATAAGAATTATCATTTAAAAAAAAAACAATGGGAGCACAACATTTAACACAAGAAGAAAAAGCTAGACTTTATGATGATATGGTTTTAAGATACCAAAGACTTGAAGAACAAGTTAGATTAATCAAAGCTAAAAATTTTGAAATTACAGATGAAGACCAACGACAAATTAATATAATTGAGTCAAATATGAAAAAATTATATACCGACACACAAAAGTTGTTTTAATCAAATTTAAGACTATTTACATATAATAAACAAAATCAATATATTTATTTGTATGAGAAGAGTTCAAAGATTGACAGAAAGAGATTTAACAAGATTAGTTAGACGAGTTTTAAGAGAAGAAGATGACCGAAAATTCTGCCACGGTGGAAATGTAAAATCTCTTGAGGAGATTGTTGGTCATGATGAACCACAAGACTATATTCAAGGTGTGAAGATTAGACCAACCGGAGTTAACGGTTTAGTTGATAAATTAGAGTTATTAAAAACTCTTAGGTTACACCCAAAAGTCTCTGATGGTGGTGAACATTTGGCAAGTGAGGTAATGAACCATTTAAAAAGTTTTAAACCTTACAACTATTTTGACGAAACAAAAAAAGAGTGTGGTGGAGCAATGGACAAGATTATTGAACTTTACAAAGAAAACGAACACGGGGAAGAACTTGTTAAAGACATTGAATCGGTTTATAGGATGCAACATGTGTCTCCAAGAGCAAAAGAATTCTTAAAACATGGAATGGGAATGATTAAAGGTCAATAATTTGATTCTTATATAAAATATATCTATAATTAATGTCTCACAATTGTGGGACATTTTTTTTTTATGTGGGATAAGAAACCTGATAATATTGCGGACACACCTGGATTACTTCCATACGGTAGTAACGCCAGTGCTCCATCTATTAAACCTGTTGATTTAACGACATTCAAGAAAAACGGTCTTGATAAGGTTACTAAAGTTTTTGACCGAAGATACAAAGAAATTGTAGAACAAGCAGAAACCCTTCAAAAATCGTTTTTAATCACTCAAACGGTATACGAGTCCAAATATAAATTTGAACCGATTATAGGTGAAATATATCACTTATATGAGGATTCAGATGGTAAGTATTCATTATCAATCATTAGTCCATCAGAATGGAACAAAAAACATGTTTATTCTGTGGTGTTAAATTCGGATATGACATGGACAAAAATAGATTAAAAAAATTGGATACATTGTTCTTTTTCTTTGTTGACCATATTTATTTAAAAGTTAAAGGGATTGATGAATCAACATTTTATGGAAATATTTGGAAGTGTGTTAGTGGCGTTGATAACAGCGTTATTTGGACCAGTGGCAATACTGTGGGTTAAAAAAAAATTAACAAAACCTAAAGATGAGTTAGAAATTGAACTTTATTCTACGGAAAAAATAACAACAGAAATAGAAGAAGTTTTAAAAAAATTAGATGCCGATAGAGTTTGGATAACACAATTTCACAACGGAGGACATTTTTTACATTCAAATAAGTCAATGCAAAAATTTTCAGTTGTATATGAAGTAGACGCCGCAGGAGTCTTACCCGTGTCGACCATTTTTACAAATATTCCAATATCTTTATACTCAAGATGTTTTTCCGAAATGTTAACAACAAAATTTATTGCAATTCCTAATTATGAGGATGAAACAGTTGCAACTTATGGTTTAAAGGCAGGTGCTGAGGCAACAGGTGCAAAATCAAGTTATATTGTTGGGTTATTTGACTTTGGAACATCAAAACTTATGGGGTCAGTTGGTGTTGATTTTTTAGAACCTAAACAACTTACCGATAGTGAAATAGAATATTTTAAAACACGTTCAGAAAGAGTTGCAGGATACTTGTCATCAAATAGACAAAATTAAACATCCCACCTTATAATTGTTTTAATAGTTTTTTCAGGAAAAAAATAAACGAGAGCATCTTGAATTAAGATTTCCGTTAATGAAGTGTCCAAAATTTCTTCATTTATAACGTCACCCAAAATAACGACAAGTTCAACCAACACACTATTATCTGAAACTCCAAAATTTACGGTATGAACTTTAATTATTGACCTATTACCATAAATTGACTCCACCAAGTCACCCTTAAATCCATTAAGGTACACTTCAATTAAACGAAAAAGTCTTCTTTTATTATCCATTATTATAATAATATAATAAAAATTATCAAAAAATGTAGGTTAATTAAACTTGACATAAAAAAGAGGGGTAGCGAATCCCTCTTTAATTTGTTACCGAAACAGTAACGGTCCTAAAATCCCCAAATTAATTGGGGGGGCTTGTTTTATTATAAATATTTTATAATAATTAAAAATTAAGAGATTATCTCTCCTTTTTTATTTTCATATATTTATCTAATAAATGATATATGGAAAAGAAATGGTTTTTTGGATGGTCAAATATTAAATGGTTAATAAAAGAACTAATAAAGTTATACAGCGTTGAAATATCTTATTTCTCTAAAAAACGAGTTGAGTCAGGTGTTGCATTTTTAGTTGGTCAATTTGGTATGATTTATTTTTTAATGGTTAATATAGATAAACTGGACAGTACAGATATTGCAATTTGGGCTAGTATTGAATTTGCAATATCTGGATACATTGTAAGTCAAATACAAAAAGAAAAAAAAAATACATAATACAATATTATAATTGTATTTAGAGATATGAGAGATTTAATTAAAAAAATTTTAAATGAATCAAAGAAAACATTAGTAGGGTGTGATTTTTTTGAGAAAAATACCAATGATTACCGATGGTGTAAATTTGCCGAAAATAAATTAATGAAAAATACTCGAAAAGTTAGCAAAGCTTTAGAAGATTATAAGAAAGAATACCTTTCAACCTACGAGACCGGTGTAAGGGCGGTTAAATATGATAAAGGAATAGAGTTTTTTTCAGAAAGAAGAGACATGGTGATTGACGCACTTGGAAAGTTTAAATTGTCTTGTCCAAAATTAAGAAGTTATATAATAGAGGCGATGACCAAATTTACTGAAAAGTTTGTTATTTGGGATGAGAAACAACAATATGATTTATTAAACAAATTAAACACTAATTATAGTGCTGCGGCTTATATGATAACAGTAGAATTACCTGAAAAATATAAAACCTCAGTCTCTTTTGAAGATTCTTTAAAATATTTTTTTGATTATAAAAATAATGATGGCATTACCCCATTTGAAAATTTTATGGGTAAAATCGAGACAACAAACAAACAAGAAATTAGAAATAAAATTAATCAAACAATATCCCAAAAAACAAAAGACGGTCAAGAAATTGAAGATAAGTTTTATGACTATATTACAGAACAATTAGGTGGGTCTAATGTTATCACATATTCTGGGGATTATTCATTTATGGATATGATTGGAATTGATATGGTTGTCAAAAATCCTGAAAATAAATGGATTCCCGTACAAATTAAAAAATCCGTGGGAGCATGTGAAGATTCTAAGGGTTATCGAAAACATATGTGTGAAAATTGGTGTGTTTCTAATGAATCAAAATTTTGGAATATTCGAGTTTATAATGGTGAAACTTTGGTTAAATTAAAAAAACAATGTAAAACTACAGAATTAGATGAAATTACATTTTTAAATGTTCACGGAACTCCAAATAAAGAGTCACAGTCAGGATTTTGTCGTTCCGATTATGAGGCTGAGGATGAATATTATAAAAGTTTAGATAATCCAAAATAATTTCACATCTTTGTATTATGTCACAAAAAATAGAAAAACAAACTAAATTTGAAAGAATATATGAAGACGAATACTGTCAGTCTATTTGGAAATACGACTATTCTAAAACTAAGTCAGGGCCTATATCTGTAGAACACAAGTGGAAAAAAGGATTTGAAATTCCGGACACAAAAAAGAAAACTTTAGGTGATTTAGTTAATAACAGTAACCCAAAAAAATTACAAAGACTTAAGTCTTGAGTTAATCATTGATTTTAATCTTAAAAGGTTTTTTCGGTCCAAGGATAAAATTGATTTTCTCGTATGTTCAATTAATGTTCTATTAGAGAATGATTCATCAATTACATTTTTATCCTCATAGAGTACAACTTTATCAAAAGAGAACTCTGAGTCATCATAATTATCGTACTCAGTATCCCTTATATTATTACCGTCATATAAATCCCAATTACCATCATTCATCATTTGATAGGCCGAATCTTTAACCCAATCAATATCGTAAGAATCTATTTTTTGACTCATATAATCATCATAAGTACATGAACCCCAAACACTGTAACGTAATTCGTATGTCTTTAAACTTGGGATTACAAGACTGTTGTAGTATACAGAAGTAGTACCATTTTCAAAGATATCTGGAAGCATACGGTCGTTTATTTGGATAAATTTTGAGATGAACTCAACATCTTCATGAACCGCACGAATATTAAAGTACTTACTAATACTTGTTAACTTTTTATAATACTCTTCAAAATCTCCATCATAAGGATTTTCGGAGGAAAACCCTTCATCCAATAATTTTTCAACAATTAATAATAGTTGTTTTTTTGGTAATCTTGAGAATTGACTGTTATTTTCCATATAGTATATAAATACTAAAAAAACAGTAAATTTTTACAAATTTTCGCGTTTACACTCCAATTGTGCTTTTAACGGTTTGATAATGTCATAGTATTGGTTTGGACAATAATCTGATGGAGATTTACTAATAAGTTTATTTTGAAAATTTTTTATTAGTTTATCTACCGCAAATGTTTGTTCTTGTGTTTTACAAGATTTGATGGTCTTTCCAATCCAATTTGAAATGTCCCCGTAATGATTACTAATTGCTCCCATAATTTTATTTTTATTACAAATATAACAAAAAAAATAAGATTCGTCAAAATAAATTAATAAGTCTTTTAAATAAAATATTTTTTTACTTTTTCTAGTAAATTTTCGTTAAATTTTATACCGTGTCTATTTTTAAAATTTTTTAATAAGGTTTTTATTGAATCTGTTTTATCTGATTGTTTTAATAAAATGTACGCCCCTAAATCTGCATCCAATTCATCTTCATCACTTCTTGGTCCGTCATGACCCATAATAATGTGAGACACTTCATGAGCTTCGACAAATTTTAAAACATCTGAATTAAAATTATCTATAAATTGTTCTCCATCAATAATAATTAAATTTTTACCAGGTACAACAAATCCATATCCATACTCATCAAATAATGGTTTTAGGTCTTTATATTGTGGATGTTCATCTACAACAATTGCAATTTGTACGTTTGGTAAAAATTCACTATCATATATTAATGGTTCTAATTCATTCATAATAATCTTTAATATAAATAGATAAAATTAATTAATTTGCTATGGTTGGCTCTGAAAACTGAGGACCATTAGTTGTTGTTCTATCAAATGGAATTAATCTACCAACTGCATCACCCAATCTGCCAACTGCCTCACCTAATTCTTGGGTTTCTCCTTCTTGACACAATTCCATTCGTTTATTTTTGTTATTTTCAAACCACAAAACTTGTTTATTTCGTTCTTCGTCAGTTAAAATATCCCAGTTACATTGTTTTGTATTTAAAAATTCATTTCTAAAAATATTTAAAACATCATCGGGTAATCCACTATCCATAGAATCAATTCTCTGGTCGTTTATGTCCCAAAAAGATGTTTCATTTTCGTAACTAATATCAAGACTTTTAAATCCGGCAATTTTATTACCTGTTTTTTTATTAATCGAATAAATTAAAATTCCTCTTTTACTGTATCTAAAATAATAGTCAGGTTGGTCTTTTGATGCCGTACACCATTTTGTTGACGCTCCATATTTTAACGATGATTGATATGATAAAGGTTTACATACCAACCACTCATCAGTTTCATATAATTTTTTAATTTGTCGTTCAAACTCTTTATCAATGGTTTTTAGTTCCGATAATGAAATTTGGAGTTCTATCTCATCAAATGATTTATATGTTGTTAAATCATTATTTTTAATTAAATTCTTTTCATTTAATTCAATAAATTTATTTATAAGTTTCAATTTATTGTAACCAATATATGAATTAATAAAATACATTAGATGATTTAACTCAAAAATATCCAAACTTTTAATAAAATTATCATCGTTTACTCCCATATCTTTAAGTTCATTTTCCCACGATTTACGAGACATGTTTAACTCATTAAGTTTACTATTCTTTATGAAAGCAATCATCATTTCGGTATATTTACTTTTACCCATTAATTTATTTATAATGTTTACCCCATCAAAAGATAATGATGGGTTTTGTTTTTTTAATTCCGTGATTTTAGACATATTTTATAATTTTTTATTTAAAATAATAGTAAAAATAAAATTAAACATCAAACTTATTTTTGTATCTTTGTTTTATGAAAAAATCAATAACAATAATATTACTATTTGTGTCTGTAATTGTAAGGGCTCAACAATCAGATATTTTATATGTGCCAAGTCAAAAAAGTTTGGTGGCCTCTTACAATTATAGACAAGTTGGGGTTTATGTTGGAGGATATTTTTTTACGACTTTTCCACAACCATATATTTATACAACTCCACTTTCAATCGTGAATAGAGTTGGTTTAACGTATGTGAATAAAAAAAATAGTTTTAGTATCATGGGGGGTATATATTTTAAAACCTATTTTGATAATGTTGATATTACTCCTGATATTTGGGTTAAAATTTATCCAATTAGGATGATATCTAAAAATAAGTCTGGTATTGATTTTGCGGTTGGAATAAATTATATGGACGGATTTAGATTAGGGGTTGGATTATCTATTCAATATTGAAGTATTTATGTATAATGGATATAAATAATTTTAAAGAACCTTTAGAGCCTGAGTTAAGTTTAACGATAGAAAGACTTAACAAATTTTTAAATTCGCACTCATTTAATATTACGTATCCTTTTGATGTTGAGGTTAAAATTAACGTAACTAATATCAAACCTATGATTACTATTGGTGAATGGAGTGATGTCATCGAATATACAATATCGTTAGAAAAAACTCAAGATGTTACTGGAAAAATAATCTTAAATCATCTTTCTAAAATTGAACAAACCCAAGATTATTCGATTAAAAGAGGGGAACATAAAAATACATATTTTGTTTTGTATGAAATAAAAAACAGCATGAATAGTATTTTACGTGAATTTTTGAAATATTTTAATATTAATAATTATGTAGATTGTACTCGAATTATTAATAAAATTAGCGGCAATCACACAAAAAATATAAATGAAAGTCTCCTTAATGAGGGTAAATATAGTAGTGTTATTCGACAAGTTGTAAAAGACATATTAAAAATTTTTAAACACCAAAAAGAAGGTGATTATCAATTACCTGAGGAAATTAGTGGAGGGGATATGGTTTATGAATTCCCACAATTAAAATCAAGTTTTACTGTTAATTTGTCAATGAGATTAAATGATGAAATTGATACAATTGATGTTGATGGTGCATATTATCCAGATGAGGACACAATTGATATTATAATCGAGTCAAACCCAAATTTAGACAGAGAAACATTAGAGGAGCTTCATTTTGAATTAAATGAATTAGTCGCCCATGAATTACAACACTTAATTCAAAAAGATTCGGGATATGAATTTCCAAAAAAAGAACCAAAAAAATCTTTAAAATATTACACACAATCTCATGAGTTAGAGTCACAAATTATTGGATTTAAAAGGAGGGCACAAAAAGAAAGAAAACCTTTTGAGGATATTGTAAGAAATTGGTTTAATAAAAACCAATCAAAACATAATTTAAATCCAAAAAACATGGAGACTGTTATAAACCAAATACTTAAGTCAAAATAATGATTGATAACTTTAAAACTATTAAAAAAATTTTAATGTCAGAAACATTTAACGTGGATGGATTTGAATATCAATTTATATCTGTAGAACCTTATCAAGATTGGGCAATAGACACTGTAGTTAACGTTGTTTTACCAAAAAAAGGGCAGTCATTTGTTGTGGAAAAATTTAGTCAAGACATCAGTCACATTATTAATAGGTTTAGTACTTATCTTGGTTCGGTAATATCATATAATGAAAAAATTTTAGTTGATGGTAGACCAGTACCTAAAATGGGGGTTTATATTACTAAAGAAGACCAAAATGAAATTATAAATGCGTTAAATGGGAATATGTCAAACTTCTCAATAAACAATGGTAACGTTTATAAAAATAAGATAGTTGACTTAATTAAAATTAGTGGTAGTTTAAAATGGAAGAAGGCAAAAAAGTTTTACGACCATTATGAATCGATTGATTTTTATTTTTATTATGACGTATCCAATGTTATTGTGAATGATGGAGAATTAAACATTAATCCAAGTGAAATTGATAAATTTGCAACAGTACTTAATGATATGTTGCAAGATAATCATGAATTTCGAGATGAAATAATAGATAATATCTATATGGTTTTAGACCCTACCACTAAAATAGAACATCTTGACGCCAATGTATATTACAATGCTCATTATTATCTTGATAGAATTAATGGTAAAGAATCTGAACTCAAATACAATAATTTAGGGTTTGACAGTTCTATGTTTGTCGACTAAATTTTTTAATTAACTTTTTGATTGTTTCAGATAAAAATACCTGACTAACAATTACAACTCCTGAAGCAATTAATCTTTTTGCGATAGTTTTTGACATTATTTCAATATCACCGCCATTTACTGACGCATCTAAAATATCGGTAATAATTGGGATTAAAAATGAATACGCTAGTAAATCTAAACTTGAACTTACGGTTACATTGACGGAAGATAAAAATCTTAAGAACGAACTTTTTAAATTTTTGGATTTAACTAAAACTTCTTTGAATACATCTTCAAGACCATGTTCTTTAATTTTTTTATAAATTAATTTTAATGTTCTTGAATTATCGTAGAAAATTGAACAAGCAATACCAATTAAGATTAATGTTTGTTCAACATCATTTAATTCAAATCTACCTGTTTTAATAAAATTATCTAATGGTAATACAAATCCACCAATTGATGCTCCCCATGTTAAAAGTAATTTAAGATTTAACCCATAAATTTTTTTGGATTTTTCAACAAGATTTTTAGTGTATGAGTACATTTCTTTCATGTAATCACTCATCTTAGATTGGTCTTGTTCTTGTAAAATTAGTTTTAGTTGAGATTCTGTAATTAAAAATTCCATATATTTATAAATATACTAAAGATATTTATTGTTATGAGTAAAATTAAAAGAGAATTAAATCCTCCAACATCTAAAGGTGATAGAATTATGTGTCTTCACATGGATGGTGAAACAGATGTTCCCCCAATGACATTAGGGACTGTTATAAGAACTGTGAGTGACCCTTTTGAACCAGATAGTAAAATTATTGCTGTTGATTGGGATAATGGTAGTAATTTAAGTCTATTATCGGCCACTGATAGTTGGGTTAAAGACACTACAACACAAATCACCGAACAAAACGAATATGCTTTTTTTGGAAATAATCCAGAAATTTTTGAAAATTTTAATTGGCGATTTTTTAGAGATTATTTACTTAAAGTAAAAAAGTCTGGTGTAATTAATATGCTTCAAGCTCCACCATTTTTATATTCGGGTAGAGAATGGATTGACCGATATTATGGAGAAAACCAAGAAGATAATGAATCTTTTCAAGAAGTTTTAGAAATGGCGGAAGAATCTAAAAATGAATTAATCACAGGAATTATAAAATACCTTGAAAGTAATGATATTGATATTGATTTTGATGATATGGGTCGATTTAATCAATATGTTAGAAAATTCTCAGATAAACTTTTGTTGTTATATGTAAATTTTACTTAATAGATTTAAGTATTTTCTATAATGGATTCATTATTTTCTTTTAACCATTCCGATTTTAATTTATCGCAAACAATATCATATAGTCGGTACCTATTCTCACTAGGATTCCTCATCTCCAAGTCTTTAATTTGAGACATTACTTTATCATAATACCCTCTTTGGTACGCATGTATTAATCTTTCTTCAACTCTTTCCTCATTTGTCATAGTAATTAATCCTCCTTTCTTAAGTATGTATTTATGTAATTTTAATTTAATTATTTATAAATAGTCATGTTTGTGTTTGCGATTGGTGCTCTAAACACCGGAATTGTTGTCATAGAATCTTCAGATAATTTTTGCATTACCTCATAAAATCCTAACTCCGAACATCTAACGGTAGAAACATTTTCATAGCTTTGAAGAATTTTTGATTGAATTAATGATTGTCCATCTAAAAGTTGAACAATTTTTGTTGTTGTGTTAAATGTGAGTGTTTGCATATTAGTTATTTTTATTATTGATTGTTAATTTTTTCGTATTCTTTTCTTCCAAAACATTTTGTTTTTTCTTTTATATTCCATAGTTCTTTTCCTCCATTCACCATATGGCAATTGTGGGGTTTATCCATTCGTTTGGAAAATTCCACGATTCTTTTGTTGTGTTTATTTTTGATTGACCATGGACACTCAGTACAACTCATATTATTGGTGGTAAGATTTAATTTAACTTTTTTTTATTAATTGTGAATGTTATTTTAATTATATTGTAAATCTAACACTTTTTTTTCAAACCAAAAAGGTTTTTCTCTATTTTTCCAAATTGCAAATCCTGATTTTGCACCTACATAATAATTTCTATAGGATTCAACTACGGATTTAACTTTATATTCATCAGGCATCGCCTTAGCTGGTTCTGTAAATTCAATATCAGGGATGTTTGGTTTATTAATTAAACACCACTCAATAACATCTTGAGATTTATGTCGTTTACCATATCGGTAAGTGTATTCTTTACATAATTCCAAACCCAATTCACACAAATACAAATAGTTTGATAATGATTCACGACACCAAATAGAACATGGGTGATTTTTATGTGACAACTTGTATGGAACATGAGAGGTATCATGAGCGGTTACGTGATGAACCCCACACAATAACTGAGCGGTTTCCAAAATCATTTTAACTACGTGTTTGTCAACATGATATTGAGCACATTTTTTAACATCTTCATCTAAAAAAAATATATTCATAATTTAATGGATTTAATATGAACAAAAATAAGAATTATTCTGTTATTAAAAAAATTGGATTTTGTTCTCCGGCGTGTAACCCTAAAATATTAAAATCATAAAACTCCTCAGCTTCAGACCATGTCATCGAAGATTGAGATGTCAAAATTTCTAAAATTTTATGTTTTGAATATAAGATTCTTGGACTATTACCAAATTCCTCAACTACTCCAATAATTGCATTATTTAATCCATCTAATATTACTGCTCCTTCGGCAATTTCATCAATATTATAATCCTCAATAATCCCCATAATAAAAACATAACTCTTATTTTTTGGTATGTCAAATAAATTGGAGTTTAAGAAGTATTTATAAATAAAAAACTATGAGAGGATATTTTGGATTAGGTCAATTATCGGCAACAGATAAGACAGATATTTTAGACCAACATAAAAGTGTTTATAACGGATACCAAACAATGCAACCGCAAGTATCAAATCGCCAACCATTATACGTTTATGATGATGCTGGTGACAAAGACGGATTTGTTGTAAATAATAGAGGTGAAATTAAAAAATACACCAATATGGGAATTAACGAAGGAGTTAATGATAAAAACGTTTGTGAGTCATGTGGTGGAGAAACAAATGAAGGTAAGGTATGCGAACAATGTGGTGGTGGAGAAACAAATGAAGGTAAAGTATGTGAACAATGTGGTGGAGAAACAAATGAAGGTAAGGTATGTGAACAATGTGGAGGTACAGGTAAAACAAACATTCAAGAATTAGGTGGTATGGATGATGGACACCCAAGATTTGGTAATAAAAAATTCCCTAATAAAATGAGTCCCGAAGAAATTGATGATTTACTTAGAGGTGATGAAGACGATTATAATGACGAAGAAGATTATAAAGACCGAAGTATGTATAACCCATATTATGGTGATAAAAACTTTAATTTTGGTGATGAAGACGATAATGATGACGAGGATGTTGATTACATTGAATTAGATGAAGATGATGATTGCGAACTTGAAGAAAATGAGTGGGGAGCGTATGACTTTGAATCTAATGGCCCAAATAGTGGATATAATGTAAATGAATTAGAAGATAATACAATTAACTCTTACGAACCAATGCAATCCGCTTTTGATGACGACGATGATGACAACGATGATGACGACGATGAAGACAACTATAACGACGATGACGATGACGACTATGATGAGGACGATGATATGGACGATGGTAGTGAAACGGTTCCTTCATTTAATTCTAGTGGAGAATATTTAGGTATGGTAGAACCTAATGGTGATATGGAAATTGATGATGATTTAAAAGAATCGTTTTTTATTCAAAAAAATAAAATAACAGAAATGTTCAATCGTTTTAACAAATATAATTAAAACAAAAACCCCTACAAAAATAGGGGTTTTTTTATAATATGTAGATTTTTACATTTTTCTATATATTTCTAATTAAAATAAATGTTATGGAAATTAAAGAAATTGTGTCGTACTTCCTGAATACAGAATCAAACATTTTAGAAGTGTCATTCAGAACCATTAATGATAGTGAAGACGTTCTTAGAACAGATAATATAGATTATTTAATTTCTGAAGAATATGGATACATTCTTGAATCAGAAGATTTTGGATTTTACAATGATGAATTTGAAGATGAGGAAGATTACTATGAAGACCCAAAAATTGAGTTGGATGAAGAAGTTCTTATATCATTTCTAAATGAATATTATGAGGTAAACCCAAAATTATTACCAAAAACGGAATATTATTAAGGGCCAACTCTTGTCAACCCTAATGTCATTACTTGTTTTTGCCCCATTTCACTTTCAAACCAAGCACCAGAACTTTTAAGTTGTAACGATTCAAATCCGTCGTCTTCAATTAAAAAAGTCATTGTTGCCGCATAACCATCTGATGTTACATATGTAAATTGTATGTATCCATTATTATAAGAGTTATTACCTAAAATATCGTAAAAAATTTCATCAGAAGAATTACCATATTCCCAAATATCTTGACCTGTTGAAGTTACTCCTAACATATTAATTCTAATTGTTGAATAATCCATGTGTAGATAAAAATTATCAATTACAATAGAATCAAATGGTTTTGGTAGATTATCATTAATATATGTTGACCCCATTAAATATAAAGAATCTTGAGTTTGATTTTGGTCAACATTAATAACATTAAGTTTTGATATAACATATTTACCACTTAAAGTGATATCACTTTTTTCAACAACATATTTCTCACAACCAGTCAGGAGAAACAAAAACCCTAAAACCACAAATATTTTTTCCATAGTACAAATATAAATACTTTTTTTCAATTATAAAAATATTTATTAATATGAATTTAGATGTTGATTATTTAATTGATTTTTTTAATAAAAATTCTTACTCAAATTTTGAAGAAAAAATTGACGGAGAATTAGGAGAACAAGAAGCTGCCGCAGCATCAACAGGTGGTGGCGGTGGAAATGTTCCAAAATGGGAGGATTCATATCAAACAAAAAGAGGACATGCAAACATGTTAGGGAAAAAGGGGGAAAAATGGGTAACAGGATTAACTAGGGGTTCTGCAAACCAAGTTTGGTAAAAATTTAAATTATTATCAATATCCATATATTTATTATAAAAATCTTATGATTAACACTAGATATACCGCTGAAGAATCTTTAAATGAAATAAGATTACGAATGTCGTATAATCCTGCAAAAACTTTAAACGAAAATAAACTATCACTTATTGAAAATTTTGTAGATACATCTGTAAGCTCAGAATGTGTTGTAATTACTGATTGGATATCTCCTGATAACAAATATTTAATTTTACTTGATGAATTATATGATTTACATTCTAAAAAGAATTTAGGTGATATTTGGGAAAATTTTGACAATTTTAAATTATTTATATCTCATTCATTTAATGTCGCAAACAATGTACCACAACAAATTAAAGAAAATATTAATAACACTATTAAATCTTTACTTTTAACAGAATCTACTAATGGCGATATGTCAAAACTAAAACCAATCTTTAAAGAATTACTTAGTGAATACAGTTGGGATAAGTTTAAGGGTGACGTTAAAGGGGCGGCTAAGGGTATTGGAAAGTTTTGGTCTGACGCAGGAAAAAAATTTGGTAATGACATTGTCGACATGGGAAAAAAAGGTTGGGAAGGACTTAAAAAAGCCGGAATTGCAATTAGTCAACTTGATTTCAAAAAAATACTTGAATTATTAGGTAAGGGGGTTCTATACTTAGCTCGTAAAATACGAAGTTTACTGTATAACCCTGTTGGTATTGTTTTAGATTCAATATTAATTGCGACAGGTATTGGAAAGGGCGTTCAATGGGTTCCATGGGCATTTGTTGTAGGTTTAGATATATATGAGGTCGCCAGTGGTGATTATGAAGATAAAGATATGCCAACATGGTTGAGGTGGTTAATGATTGGGTGTGATGTTTTAGGATTAGTATTTGCCGGTGGAGTCGCGGCAGCCGCCAGAGCAGCATTTAAGGTTTTTAGGGGGGCTAAAACAATGACACAATTTGCGGCAATTGCAAAAACTGCTCCAAACACAGTAAAATTCATTCAAAAAATTGCCGGAGCTCTGTCTTCCGTTCCTAGACTTTTATCCAAAGCGGTATCTTATTTAAAAACCACAAAATTTGCTAAAGGTTCCAAATGGTTATCAGGTATATTAGGTAAAGCCAATAAGTTTTTAAAAGACATGGCAAAATCTTTATCAAATTTGTCGACAGCCGCTAGCAAAGGTTCCATAAAGGCAAGTAAAACGGTTGCTCCAACACTTACCGCATCACAAAAATTTGTTAAAGGTGCTAAGGCTGGTGCAACAACATCAGGTATTATTACGGTAGCGGATAAAGCAATAAAAAAAGGGGTTGAGATTTATCAAGGACAAACACAGGATACTACGGAAATTGAATCTAATTTTCAAAAAGAAAAAGGAATGTCAATAGAAGATTATATTAACAAAGAATTTGCGTAAATTACATAATGATTAATATTTATATTATATGAAAAACTTATTATCAGAAGAATTAGAAAGATATAGAACACTTTCTAATTACAACACAAACCTTACTTTAACTGAAAATATTAAAGTAGATTCAAAAAACTTTGAATTATTAAACGAAAATTATGCGACAGACGCTTTATTAAAAAATTTGGGAAAAATTAAAACTGGTAGATTTGCAGGTAAAACTGTGGCGACACTGAAGGCAGAGTTTCAACTTGGAATAAGCGCGGCTAGATTGGAATCTCTTTTGGTAAAGGATGTTATAGCATTTGAAAAAGAATTAAAATCGGCAATAAGGGCAGATTTGAAGTCTGGATATCCCGCCGGTGTTATGGGTCCTCAACTTAAACAAATGTCTAAAGTTGAGGTAATTAGAGATATTGCATCAGGAAAATTAAAAACTAGCGATGATATAGTTTCGGCAGTTAACACCGCAAAAACTAAAAACGCAAACCTTGCAAAAACTTACATACCTAAAAAAAGGGGCACAGGAACAAACAATAAACAAGATGCTATTGACCTTGGAAAGTCTAGTACAGGAAAAAGTCTTGTTGCAAGGATTAAAGCGGGTATGTCGTGGCCCACACTATTAAAAGTTGGTGCAGGAATAGCAACTGTAGGTGTTCTTTGGTGGTTGTTTAAAGACAATAGCCCAATACCACCACCTGTTCCAAACCCAGACCCAGAACCAAACCCTAATCCTACACCAAACCCTAATCCTACACCAAGTAAGTATAAAACATGTCCTGACACATTTCCAATTGCAATGTATTGTAAAAACGAAACCGTTAGAAAAGTTCAAGGATGTTTATCTATTAAAACTGATGGTGCATTTGGAACAGGAACTCAGTCAGCATTAGTTGCCAAAGGTTTACCTGGAACTGAAATAACACAAAATACTGTTGACGTGGCTTGTGGCTCAAAGGTTACACCTGTTGTTGACCCGAATGTTGACCTGATAGATGGTGAAGACCCAATGAACATTTAACAAAAGATAAAATTAATAACCAAAAAAATGAAAATTAATATTAACGAAGAAGAAGTAAGACATATCTTAAAAATGCATTCTAAAGAAAGAGAAAAAACTTTTCTATTAAAAGAAGACCTCGCTGACGATACAGAAAAACTTAGAATTGCAATGGCTTCGGGGTGTTTTCCTAAGGGTGGAAACCTATACACAAGAAAAGACAATGGTCGGGCAATATATCGTGTACAGAGTCAAATAGACAAAACAAAAATGGTTGACTATTATGGGGATTTCACGTATGTATTTGTTGACGGGTCTAAAAGTGGAAGGTGGAGATGTGCGGCAATTGCCACTACGTTAAATAAAAAAGAGTCAGATAAAGCTGCCGCAGAAGCTGCTGCCGAAGCCGCAAGAATTGCTGGAATTGCAACAGATGCAAACATTACAAACCTTAAAACCGAAGGTGGTTGGAAAACTTACGAAGAATTGATTTCTACCGATACTAAAGAAAATATTGAAAATCCTGTGATGTATGAGAAAAAAATATCCGATGGAAGAACTTTATATAGAAGAACTTCAGGTAGTGGTATAACAGACGGTTTAGATGAAAGACAAAAAGTGGTTATTAAGAAATGGCAAGCCCAAGGATATAAATTGGAAAAAGATGTTGATGCTGAACAAGAAAAATCTTGGAAAAAAGAGTTAGTTAGTCCAAAATCTGAGGGTATATTCGTTGAGGATTTATATATGTTTAGTCCACGAGGAACAATTAAAAATTCTGATATTACAAGAGCATTTGAAGACGCTGTTAAAGACCAAACTCCAGAAAATGATGATGATTGTAAAACTGTAATTGAATCATATTATTTTGCATACGTAAACTCCCTAAATTTTGAACCTAATGAAATCATACCTATGAAAGAAAAGGCTCAAGCGTGTAAAAATCGATATTATACACGGTGGGAAGGTCTTTTTGGTGGCAAAAAGTATGATGGATATATAGACTACCTAATGGGAGGTGGTAAATCAGCACCTGGTGGTAAAGAAGCACCAAGAACGTATGGTGATACTTCAATATGGAAATTAAATTAAAAATCTAATTATGTTAGAAAAAAAAGTAAGACAATCTTTATTAGAGATTAAAACACAAAAAAATAAGAATTTAATTAAAGAAAATTTAGTTAAAAGCAGAATTTTAGTGCTTGTTGAGCACATTAAAACTAAGGATGATTTTAATAAATTATCTGAAAATAAAAAGGCTCAATTATCTTTTAATATATTACGAGAACTATCTTACTTAGAGTCCAATGGATTAATTTTAGAGCAAGACTTAGGTGGAGCCCTTAAGGGTATTTTTGGTGGGTTTTTTGGAAATGCAACCCAAACATTTTTTGAACCAATTATAAAAAATATAGTATCTAAATTTTTTGGTGAAGGATATATGACAAATTTTATAGTATCATATTTAACATCAAAACCCAGTGACTTAATTAAATCTTTTGGTGATTGTAAATTATTCACAAAATTAGTTGCTGAAAGTGTCGCAGAATCGTTAGTTATGAGTTTACAACAAGCAAAAGGTTTTGATGGTATTGGGTATTCATTTTTAAGGAATAGTCTTGGTGGCGTGATTAAAGAATCGTCATTTATAGAAGGTCTTGAAGGGGCATTTTCAAAAGGAATTTGTGAGTTATTTAGTAAATTTACAAGTAATGCAGAAAAAGTTGAATCTAAATTATCGGCAGAAACACCAGCATAATTTAGATAAAAAAATTCATAGAGTGAAAACTCTTGAATATAAAGATGAATAAAACAAAGGGGGTGTTCTAAAATCTAAAAAAAGAAGGGTTAATTACCCTTCTTTTTTGTTTTAACAACTTCGTCAATTATTCCATATTTAAGAGCTTCATCGGCACTTAACCACAAATCACGAGTTGCATCTTTCATTACTTGTTCTGCTTTTTTACCACAATAAGACCCCAACAACTCAAAAAGAATTTTATTGGTTTTTTCCCATTCAATCATGTTAATACGAGCATCTTGAATGTTACCTCCAGCACCACCTGATGTTTGATGTAACATTGTTTTAGAAAAACGTAATGATGAACGTTTACCTTTGGTTCCTGCTCCTAACAATACTGACCCCATTGATGCTGCCATACCTGTATTTACCGTACGAATATCACAATTAATATATTCCATAACATCAACCATAGATAAACCAGATTTAACGCTTCCTCCAGGTGAGTCAATATGCATTGTAATGTCGTTTTTGTCGGTTGAATCTAAAAACATTAGTTGTGCTTGTACAATTGTTGACATGGTATCATTAACAGGTCCCGCAACCCATAATAATCGGTCTCTCATTAATCGTGAAAAGATATCCATTTGAGTTACTCTCAATTCTCTTTCTTCCAAAATATATGGAGTCATAGATGATTCAATTTGTTGTGAGAAATAATCGATATGTGATGATGGTTTACCCAAATGTTGAGTGTAATAAGATTTAAAGTCGTTTCCGTAATTCATATTTAATATTTTAGTGAGATAAAAATATAGTTAAACTATTTGAAATTTCAAAATTGATTTAAATTATTCTTCAACAATTGGTGTTTCACTTTCGGCAATTGGTTCAGATGGTGCTTCACCGTCAGGTTGTCCTAAATTAACTGCAGTACCTTCTTGAACATCTTCATCACACTTATAAATGTGAACTTGATTGTTTTGTTTGAATACAATAACTTTTTTAACCTCATCACCTAATTTAACGTCTTCATTAATATCAACAACAATACCTTCATCGTTTTTAAAAATAAGACCTAAAGCTCTTGCAAATATTAACGATGCGTTAATTAAGTCTTGTTTGCTTTGTTCTTGACCTTCTTGTTCTGAGGGGGTTATATAATCTTCCATTTTTAATTATTTGTTTTTATAAGTTTAGTTTTTTTAATAAATAAAAAAAAAATATAAAAAAAATTTATTGCAAAGTCAACTTATTATAGTATCTTTGTGGTATGAAAAACATATTACCATATGAATCTACATCAAAGGCAATTAAAAATTACGATGATTCTGTAATCGCAAAACACGAAAATAGAGATTGTGTTGTTAGAGCGTTTGCATCTTGTTTTGAGATACCTTATGATACCGCTCATAAATATGTTAAAGAAAAATTTGGACGTAAAGACCGACAAGGAACATATGGTACATCATTTAAAATGCAAGAACTTGCAAAAAATAGAACACAAATAAACTACAAAAAAGTTAAGTGTGTTGGTAAAATTAACAATTTTGGCGTACAAACTTTGGACTATGAGGTTAAGGTAAAAGGAGTGAAAGTTAACCGTAAAATGACTGTAGGTACGTTTACAAAACAAAACCCTGTTGGAACATTCTTTATGTTGGTTACTGGTCACGCTTTTACAATTAAAGATGGTGTTGTGATTGGTAACTATGAGGATTCTATAAAAATAAAAAGACCTCTAAAAAGTGCATTTAAAATTAATTAATTATATATTTGTAGTATGAAGATTTACACATTTTTATTATACGTTTTATGGGGTGTCATAATAATTGAGGCAACTAAGCAAGGTTGTGAGCATTTAGAAAAACACAATTGGGATTTTCCCAAAATAAATATTGGTATTTTTAATGACTTAGACGATGTGGTTTGCATTAAAGGTTTAGGAGATTTTAATCAATCTGATTTAGTAAAAGCTGAAAACATTCTTGAGGGGTATTACAATATACAATGTACTATAGACGGGTCCATTGATTTAAATAATGAGTTTTATAACTCAAATGGACTTAAATGTAGTGAAGCTCTTGACCACTTGGAAATTTCAGGTAAAAAAGTTTTTTACATCACTAATGAAAAATTAACCTTAAATGAAGAATATCCACACGTTAGAGGTTGTGCGGCAGGTAACGGTACTACGGCAATAGTTAGTACCCAAACTTTAAAAAGAACTTTAATACACGAATATGCTCACCTATCAGGTCTTGACCATTGTACTACCGACAATTGTGCGTTAGAAATAACTAAAGGAAATGGTGACGAACTTTGTTCAAAATGCGAAAGTAAAATTAAAAAGTAATAATTTATTAAAATAATCTATATAAATTGTTTGGTAGATTGAAATAAACTACATATATTTGTAGAAGAAACGATGGGGGTGAGTAAATGTGTTGGTGGACTCACTCCCACACAAAAAGAAAAGTTCTTTGAAATTAAAATATTGTGTGAAGTAAGAAACGGGAAACTTGTAAAGTACATTAACCTGTTGACATAAGATGGTGAGACAAGAGTGTGTGTCAACTATGAATCACAAATAAATGGTAACTATAGCTCAGTTGGTAGAGCAAAGGTTTGTGGTACCTTGTGCCATGGGTTCAATTCCCATTAGTTACCCCACCACAAGTAGAACTGAAGGCCGTGTAAAGGTGCCTCTACCAAGAAATTTAGTTGACATCTCGGAAAGACGAGGACATAGTTAATTAGCTCAGTTGGTTAGAGCAATTCCCTGATACGGAATAGGTCATTGGTTCGAGTCCAATATTAACTACATATCGCGGGATGTGGAAATTGGTCATCCGCTAGGTCTCATAAGCCTAGATTACAGGTTCGAACCCTGTTCCCGCAACAACAAAAGGGTAGAATATTCGTAAGGGCCTTTCCTGAAAGATGGCTAGCTAGGCCCGTGTCTACCCTTATTTTTGGTCCCATCGACTATCGGTTAGGTCGTCAGGTTTTCATCCTGGAAAGTCGGGTTCGATTCCCGGTGGGACTACTATAGCCAACCAAGCTTTACTACGATAAGGGTTCATACCTTGACTTTACTAAATAAACGCTTAATAGAACAAAGTACAAGTTCAGAGTGAGGAGCGGGTCTCACAAACTTTTGGTCCCGTGGTTGAATGGTTACAATTCCACCCTGTCACGGTGCGAGATACGGGTTCGAATCCCGTCGGGACCGCAAAATAATGAATAATCTTCATTGCCAATTGAATTAAATACCATATCTTTGTTAAACAAACAATCTAAAAATAAAAGTTATGAATTATATTATTGTGTTTATTGTATTTATTTTTTCTTTTTTTGGGTACTCTCAAAAGATTGAAAACGGTGTTATTAATTACGATATTCTTGAATCTGAAATTATTAAACAAATTAATGAACATAGAAAAAATATTGGTATTGGTGTATTGTCAAAATCTAAAGTAGTTAATCAAGAAATTACCTCAAAACATGCATTACTTAATGCCAAATCTGATTTAGGTTTTCACCCAAAATACGATAGAACCAACAAAGTTATTAATGAAAAAATATACAAAGAAATATGTGTTATAAATAAAGTCTCGGAATTGACTTTAGATATGTTAGATATGAATTCGTATGCTGAGATACTTAATGTTTTTGAAAACTATGAATTATCAACATATCAAGAGTTTGCATCAATTAGTGTTAAAGCTTGGTTAAATTCTCCACCGCATAAAAAAACTATTGAGAGTAATTTTACAAATGTTTTTGGGTTCAGTGGATTAATTTCATGTTCCGTTAAAAAATCAATAACAGGTAAATATTTTATATTTGTTAATTTTGTAAATTTAACTTATATAAAATTTTAATTAAAAATTTTTTGTTGTAAGTTATTACTTGGCAACTCCGTATGGGGGAGCAAGAAATTTTTTCCAAGCCGTTCCACCATTTGGGTCATTTTCCTTAAGTCCCATAAAATATTTTAAAGATGGGTCATTAATAGTTGTCGTACCTTCAGGAATTTTTGCCATAGAGGACCATTCATTTTTATACATTACTCTAGTCACCTTAAAAGGAGAATATGACTTTGTTTCTTTACCATTAACCCTATTAATAGATTCCTTCCAAAAAATATTCCATCTCATAATAGGAATTACCTTTGGGTTACCTACCACATCTGCGGCCCATTTAATTTCAAAACCAGACATAAATTTTCCATCCTTAATTGGTAATCCGCCTTGATTTTTACATTGTTCAACATATGTATCTTCTTCGGCAACAATCCCAAGTGAGTTTTTACCATTACAATAATAAGACCCAGTCATTATATTATTTGGACCTATTTCGTTATATGTCGTTATACTAGTTAAAGGTTGTATATCAACCTTAGCGACAAACATCGCCATTTGGCCTGGAACAGGATATTTGGTTAAGTCTCTTTTTGAATCAACAACTCCGCCAGTATCCATTACAAATGAAGTTGGTTCTCTTATCACAGCAGCTGCTGTGGGAGGGAAATTTTTTATTAATGCGTTTTTTAAAACCGCACACCTTGCTTGAGCATATTCCAAATTTTTTGCTCTGTTTGCTTCACCAGGGTAACTTGGCAGGTTATTCTCGGCAAACTTAAATGAAGTTGAACTAAAAAATCCTTCAACATCTGTCATTATTTTATCGGCCTTCATTGCTCCATTTAAATAATTGCTCGCTCCTCCATATATATTTAAAAAACTCAAACCTTTTGTTGAATACCCTTTATTTTTAAGGTCGGCTAATATTGTATTTATTGCGGCTGTAACGGCATTTGTTGCCATTTCAGACGAAGCAACTGAAAAAGTAATAAACCCTTTTATGCGAACGTATGTCTCTCCAAGTTTTGCTGGTGTTACAACTATATACGGTTTAGTAAAATCAATATTACCTTCTGTTATTAAAAATTTATTTAAAACTCTTAATTGTTGTTCCGTTACCATTATTTTCATAAAACTTTTTTATAATAAATAGTAATTTTATAATAAAAAAGTTACTATTTGAAATAAGTTTGTATATTTGTTAAAAACAAAAATATGGAAAACTTCATAGACATACATCAAGAAATTTATGAAGAGTTTATTGACTCAGAAGAATATGAAAGATATTTATATGATAGATATTATTATAATAAATGACTTAACAACAAATGAGTAAGAGATACTCAGTAGTTTTGGTACCGTTACTGATAAATGGTATAGTTGTCACCTTCCACGACTTTATAGAGGGGGTTCTTGGATAATAGACGTAACAAATCTACCAAGTATGTTTGACTTTTATGCGCGGGTAAGACCGTCACGTATTTTCAATATGAAAATAGAAGATAAATTTACCCACCGTAATCTCAGGTGGGGCAAGCCAACTAATAAATACTACAATATGGTTCCGTAGTGAAAGGGATATCACAGTAGATTTCTAATCTTCTATTTCTGGTTCGAATCCAGACGGGACTACATTACGTAGATTATAAGAATTATTAAAATTAAATATTTAAAATAAACAATTATGTCTCATCCCAACTTACATTCAAAAAGCTCCGCAAAAAAATTTGGTGGAATTCCTGAAGATTATATTCACTTACATGAATGGTTAGATGAGACCAAAGGTTGGATTGGAGACTCATTACATAGAATGTTTAGACACCATAGTGAAGGAATTTTTGAAATGGAAAAACGATTTGGTACAGAATTCAAAAATAGTGATGGAAAAATTGTTTACACTCGATATGTTGGAGAACAACATGTTAAGGAAGATTGTAATAATTACGTTCCATCAGCAAAAGAATGGATTAACAATATTTTGGAAAATAAACGACCTCAGTGGATGTTGAGGACAATAAAAATAGAAGACTAATATTTAATAGTATGAAAGGAATATTAACATCAGAAGAAAAACAATACTTAATGAGAACATCAAGATACCTACAATCGTTGGGTATGATGGAAGGGTATATTGAAATTGAAATGGAATACGAGGATACTGAAATTAACTCCGAAAATATTGATTGGCGGTATATTACTCACTTTTCAAATAACTATAGCGCTGATATCCCTAAAGGATTATATCCAATATTAAAAAAAGTTATTAAATATGCTGATTCTTTAGATAATTTAAATACCGAGGTTGATGCGATTAATCATCAACGAATTCTTATTAGAATTGATTGTAGGGATAAAACAATTGACGTATGTCACGAACTTTTCTATTACGGTAGAGGTAATTCACAGACGATTGAATATGATTCTACCGATGACAAGGAAAGATTTGATAAATGGATGGATGAAGATTTACGTCATGTTGAGGTACCATCTGATGGTATCTTAAAATTAGAATACAATGGTGGTGGTGATTCGGGATTTGTAGAAAATCATTTTAACCCCGGAACTGACGCGGTACCATCAGGAATTGAAGATTGGTGTTACCAACAACTTGAAAATAATTTTGGTGGTTGGGAAATTAATGAAGGGTCTGATGGAGCATTCATATTTGATTTTAACACCTCAACGGTTACTTTGGACCATACCTATAATACCGAAGAACAACAAATAGACACTTTATATGAAGAGTCGTTTATTAACTAAATCTTAAGTATTTATAATTAAAGTTACAATGAATAATAAATTATTTGAAGAAATTAATAGGTTTAAGCTTTTAAGCGGTTACGACACTAAAAAGACATTATCGGAACAAATGATGATTTTATCTGAACAAGATAAAAATTGGAGGGTTTGGTCGTATAATGGAGTACCTATTTGTGCTACAGGACCAAATGGAGAATTTATTCCCACCGCAAAAGGAACTGAATTAGGATATAAAACATATAGTGATTTTAATGATGCATATAGAAATGCTTCTGAAGATGAGAAAGCATCATATACTAGTGTAAAATACGACAAAAAAATTCATCAAAAATATTTTGGTCAAGAAGTTAAATCACAAGGAAAACAAGTTAAACAAAATCAAGAAGATAGTACTGAAACACCAACATTAACAGGCGATAAAGTTAAAGTGGGGACAATTAATTTAAGTGCTGCTAATGGAGCCGCAGCCGAATTTAAAAACGGGACGTTATTTGGCGGAATTGCAGAAAAAACTAATTTTATATTAGGTCAAACTAGAAAATTACAATCATTTAAAGTTGCCGTTGGAGCAATACCAATTACAACTACAGGTACAACAGTTACCCCACCTGTATACAATTCAATAAACATATCGTTTGGTGAATCCACAATGTCAGACCCATTTGTTATTGGTAAAGCGGAATTAAAACCTGAAGCAAAGGCAAAACTTGATGAATACATTATAAAGGTTTTAGATTTTAAAAAACAAAATGGTGACGAAGCATATAAGAAATATATTGAGTTTTTATCGTCAAAAAAACCAATTGGTGTTAATGGATATGCGTCAAGAGACAGTGACCCAAAAATGGTATATAGAAATGGTAAAACTGCGGAACAAAGCGATTTAGAATTGTCACAACAAAGAGCCGGAGTAATTGTTAATTATTTAGTGGATAAATTACCTGAATTAAACGGTATTCTTGCTGGTGTTGGTAAAGGTCAAACAACTCAATTTGGTGGTGAAGAATCTGGATGGCCAGCAACTGACAAAACAAAATATGGTGTTAATAGACGTTTTGTTATTGAAATACCTAATTTTTCATTTGATAAATCAGTATTGGTAACACCTGAAATTACAACAAATTGGGAAAAACAAGGAAAGGATTTGTCAGGAGTTAGACCAAAAGTGTATGATGAAAGAGGTCGACCTACAAATATGGGAACTGCCGCGGTTGCTCACCAAGATGTTCCAAAAGAATTTGCATCTAAAAACGAAATAGCAGTAGCCGAACAAATGTATGAAACCGATTTAGGCACATTATCTCCAAATTTGGCGGGAGTTAAATTAAAACATTATAAAGACCCTAATGGATTTTTTATTGTTTCAAAAGAAGAAATGAAATTGGTTGAAGAATATATTCCGATTGTAACTCAAGGTACGTTTAACAATACGACTAAACTACCTACAACAATAACAAGTAAATCTTTATCTATAGTTGCTAATGGGAAAACTTATATGTGGAATGGATGGAATAAGGCAACAGCCAATGATAATAGTGGTTTAGAGTACGACTATGTTACAGAATATAAACTTGCGGCAATACGATATGTAGATTCACCAGAAGGCAAAGATAAATTAATCACACCTGATGGATATATGTTAGGACAAGTAGGTTGGGGAATTCAAATTATTTAAAAATAATTTTGTATTAATAAAAATTTTTTATACTTTTACAGTATGAGAAATTTAATCGTATCCCTTTTATTATTCCCGTTAGTAATCTTTTCACAAAAAATAGATTATAATAATTTTGACACTAAACACGCCTCATTGGTGTTGTTTGAAAAATTAAACAAATTTCGTGATACCATAACTCAAACAGGGTATGGTAAAGATTTGGATGTTGCATGGCCTTATCTTAAAAATAACCACAAAATATTACAACTTACTTGGTCAGAAAAATTGTATAATACCGTGGTATTACCAAACACATTAGAAAATGTGGAACAAAAGAAATTGTTTCATGTGGATAGAAATGAATGGTGGAAAGACACAACAAATCAATTTTTATTTTTAGACGATGTATACCCAACAAAAAATAAAGGATTTCGTTTAACTCTTACAGAAAATGGGGGTTATACTACATATAAGTTTGAAACTTATGAAGAACTAGCCGACCACATGATTATGTGTTGGGAGTCTTCATACACACATAAATGTGCTCAACGAGGGGTTTTACGTAACTCATATTTTTATGAGTTAGGGTATGAATCAAAAACAATCGCAGCGACTTGTGTGATTTATAGTGGTGGTGTTTTTTATTTTTTTGTTGATTTTGTTTATTAAAAAAAAAAGGGAAGAATAATCTTCCCTTTCGTTAATTTTAAATAATTACTTTTTTTTAACGATAATTGACCATACACCACCAAAAACGGTTAATGATGCTCCGATAAGTTCTTGAACAACTGAATCAGTTGTAAGACCTTTCATAACAACAATACCACCAATAAATGTGAGTAAGTGTCTAACTATCCCTTGTATTTGTTCTTTATTCATTATAATTGATTAAAGGTTTATGATACTATAAATATCAAACAACTTACTTTAATAGCGATTTAATTCGCTCAATCTGTTCATCAACCTTTTTTTGTTTGGGATAAAAAGATTTTTTTAAATTACGATAAGCTTTAAGGAATAGTTTAGAATATTCATTTTTATTATTCAAATCGTAATCATTATCATTGTTTTTATCGTAATCACTATCATTTTTTTTATCGTCATAATCATTTTTTATCTTATAACGATTAACTTTATTATCCTCGTCATTTTTACCGTCACGATTAACTTTATTATCCTCGTCATCTTTTTTTCTAAAAATATTACCAACTGGAGCAATATTGTCAGATGGATTAACATCAATATTCTTAACTTTTTTTTCTTCAGAATATAATTTTACGGTTACATTAGAATCTGTATGACCTAATACTTTGTCAATAAATATTTTTTCTCCGACTTGAACTGATGGTCTTTTAATTCCACAATATTCTAAATAATGAGGTTGTCCTTCATGGTTGAATTCAATAACAATTTGATTAACACATGAACTATTAGAAATAATGTCAACAGCGGTTCCAGAAACTGGGCTTTTAATTTTTACATTATCATTTTTTGGTATAAATATTTTACCGCCTAAAGATTTACTGTTATTACCAAATGATGATAGATTAAAAGATTCTGTAATTCCCATTATTGATTTTAAAATTTTACCCCCAATATTTTTGGCAAAAGTTTCTGCTCCTCCTGATTTTGGAACTTTTGTTGATGCGGTCGTGTTAGTTTCTGTTGATGCAGACGTGTTTGTTTCTGTTGATGTGGGTTTTTCAACATCTGTTGAAGCTACAGGAGCTCCTGAACCTGACTCACTTTGATTTGAAATATGTAAATGGTTAAAGTGATTACCACCCATATCTGTTTGCCACAAAACAGCTTTATCATTACCTCTTTCTGAATTCCATCTATATCCCATTGAAACCAAGGCGTTTTTAACTTTATTACCAAGAGCTCTAAATTCTGAATTACCATTAGTACCATTTGACGCTCCGTTAGAGCCAATACCATTTAATCTAGAAATATCAACCGCTGTCTGTTTCGTATGTCGACTTAAATTACCTGATTTTGTTTTTGCTCCATGACCTGATTTGGCAGTAGTAATTGTTAAAACAACACCAACAGATTGTCCAGCAGCTTGCATATCGTCTAATAAAGGTTTATTAACTGAGTCATTTTTAGTATTATCATAATCATATTTAACATGAGAATAATTAGTCTTAGCAAGAGGAACAATATTTAAAGCTTCTCGAATTAAATTTTTATTTTCTAAAATTATATCGTAAGAAAATAATATGTCTTCAGTTAATTTTTTTTGACTACTCATACATATAAATATGTTATTTACAAAAAAAACCGACTATTAGTCGGTTCTCTTAGTGTAAATTAATTTTTTTATTTTTGGTTTATCGTTTTTTTCTATTTTAATTTCAATATTGTTTTTTCTTTGGTTATAAAAACGTTTAAAAAAATTAATAAAAGTTTGTAGGAATATGTTTATTGTTTTCATTATTTTCTTTTGGTATTATCAACCACATCAATAAATATATTGTTATTATTGGAAATGGTAAAAAAATTAGAACAACAAATACTGTTCTAATAACTGATTCATCAATATTAAAATAACGGGAAAGTCCTTTACATATTCCGGCAATTTTACTTTGTTTTGCTCTAAATAATTTTTTCATAATTTAATTAAATTTTGGTAAGCATATACGTAAGTGTTATCGCATATATTATAATTAGTATTATTATTGGTTTCATTATACAAATATAATATATTTATATTAGAATACAAAGCGTAATGGGCATAAAATTTTAATTTATATTCATGGATAATGATAATAAAAATAAAAACTTGGAGAAAAACATTTCAGGAAAATCTATCACAACTAGCTTTAATGATTGCGCTATTCCTGAATCCATTTGGATTCGACGTTATTCAGTATGGACTAATGTCGTGGACAGGAAGTTTATGGAAGGCCAATGCTATTTTGTATTGCGTTGCGGTGTTATTTTTTGGAGTTTATATATACTTGAGAAGATTGTCTAAAAAACCTTAAATAGCTTCAAGTTGTCCTTCTTTGAACTTATCAAAATTTTTCCCTTTTTTCAAAATGAATTGATTACCTTTTTTATCGTAATCTAATATTCCGGCTAATTTGGCTGAATTAAAGAATGCGCTTAATTGACCTCTAAATTCTGATGATATCCTCCAATCATTTTTGTTTTTATGCGAATATTGTGGTTTACCATTAATATTCATTTTATCTAACGAACCAATAGCAACTAAAAAATCTAATTTTGTTCCTTCTTTTCCTGAATCCAAATAATCTATAAGTTTTTTAATTAATCCGGAGTTTCTTTTAAATGTAAAACCATAAGAACTTCTGTTTGGTGTCCAAACGGTTTTTCCTTTTCCATCAGTTATACTTAACATAAACTCGTCATTTTCTTTCATTTTATTAATAACTTGCGACTCAATCTTCCGACAAATTTCATTGAAAGTATTGATGATGGTTTTATCATCAAAATAATGAAAATTAGGTATATAGATTTGAACTTTGTTTGTCACATTTTCAATACCAAAATCAAATTCAGGTTTAATTTCAAAATCATCGCCTGAGTATCCAATAGTAAAAAGAATATCATTACCATTGTAAATATTTTCCATTTTTCTAACATCATAAGTAATCATAACCAAATATTGGTCGATATTATCCTCATCAACTGAAATATTTAACTCAATTGTTGCATGATTTGGCATATCCGAAATAAGTTCTGGTTTTTGAAATTCAATCCCTATTTTGTGTGTTGTTTTAAATAATGATGATACATTAGCGAATTTGTAATTATTAAAATTAAACAAATTTTTAAAAAATAAATCGTATTTTTTATTTAAACTTTCCTCATAATTTTTTCTAATTGTTTGAATTACTTTTGGAGCTCCAAGATTAAAAACTTCTTTTTCTCTGTCTGACATTACTTCATCAGTTGCGTCATACCATGTTTCCAAATTTGGTTTCATATGAATTGCAATTTTATAAAACTTATTACTTCTGTCAAATTTCTTAAGAATGACGTAATATAAGGATTGGCCATCTTCAGTATAACCTTTAAAATGAGATTGTGTACTGGTAGTACACCATCTTGTACCTGAACCATATTTACAAGACGATTCGTAAGTTAAAGGTTTAACAATTAATAGGTTATCGTCTTCGTATAATTTTTTGGCGTCTGAGGTATCAATTGATTTTTTTTGTTGAGTTTTTGAGGTTTCTCTATGTTTGTCAATTGCGGTCACTAATTTATAGACATCATATTTGTTAATATCTTTAATCTCTAATGATGGTTGAAATCTATCAAAATCTTTAACAAGGTCTACAATATGTTCAACTTCTTCAGAAGAGGCGTTTGGATTTGTATTCTTTAACACAAAATCGGCATATTTGAAGTTGGTATCTGCTAAATCTGAAATACCCAAAATAAAATCTAAATTTTCGGGATACTCCTTAAATTTTTCAGTGTATTTTTTACGTAAATCTTCTTTACGACCTTCAACAATAAGGATTGGAGTTAATCTCATAATAATAAATATGCGATTTTGTACTTATGAGTTGTTTAATGATTAATTACTACGGAAAAAAGTAATAAAAAAAACCTCAATATTTCTATTGAGGTCTACGGTGGAGGTGCGGAGGCTCGAACTCCGGTCCATAATATCCTGTCAGATAAGGACTACACGTTTAGGTTGGTATTTTCTAATACCCCAAAATATTTGGTTTTAATTTGACCAAAAACAAAGTTGATTTGTTCTTCACCATCGTAAATCAACAACCAATGGACGACTCGATTTATGGTTCAATCGTATTCCACCATAAAGACTTCTGTTGCTAGGTTATGTGTCCACCGACCCCCCGTTTCCGTAAACCTCTTAGGATACAGTAACTTCAGAACCTCTTAGTAAACCAAGAGTTTCCATTTTCGATAAAACGTCGCCGATTGTTTTTGTGAATCAGTTTTTAAGGAGATTAATTCAGTCTCCACGTGCCCTTTGTCTTCAGCCAATACCTGTCAAATCCAAAAACACCCCCATATGTCAAATAACTTGTAATATTATAAATACAAAGATAGGACAAAAAATAAATATTACAAACAAAATTGGTATTTATTGTAAAAATATCCTGTGATTATAATTGAAGGTAAAAAGGAAGATATTGCAAAACAACTTAAACAACGGTTTGAGTATGATGGCCCATTCATTGACAGGATATTAAGTGTTGACCCAACAAACTACAAATATGTTGAGTATATTGCAAAAAAACTTGAAAAAATTATTCCTGAATTATCAGGTGAAAAAGGTGGATTAAATGTTCGGCAGTCAGAATCACTACAAGATTTATTTGGAATAATAATTCCTTGGTTCCATGTAAATGTTAATAGAATAACTGAAGATGATATTTGGAAAGCGGAAACTGAATTTATCGCCGACACAAATAATAGTTATTTAGTACCAAATATTGTGGGGATTGCTCGTTCACCAAAGGATATTAATCAATATGAAAATCCTCAATTCATTAAGAAATTAATGTCCATTATTGATAGTAGAAAAACTCAAAAACAAATTGAACTGGAGATTAAATCTCAAGTTGATAAAATTTATGAAGATGATGAAGTGTTGGTGGTTAGACCAAAATCACATTCAGCATCTTGTTATTATGGTACCAACACCAAATGGTGTACAACTCAAAAAGGGTCAACATCGTATTTTGACAAATATACAAGAGATGGTAATTTATATTATTTTTTAAATAAAAAAACTAACAATAAAATTGCGTTATATCAAAATGAAAGTGAAAAAAAAACTGAAGTATTTGATGCTCAAGATTTCGCAAAAACTATTGAATACCTTAAAGAATATTTTCCAAATCAAAGTGACCTTATTGACGATTTAACGGGTGTTGGTGAATTCATTAAAAAATTAAGAGAATTTACAAGGGGGATTGCAACTGTTGAAGAATTAATAGATTCTGACCCATCGATTCTTGATGTTATAATTAAGGACCCATTGGGACAAAGTAAAATTGTTATTGATTTTGGTGATGATAAGAATTTTTTTAAAAATTTTGATGTAAGTGACGACGACGTGTGGTTTATGAATGCGGTATCTTCAAGTTATAGTGATTATGAATTTATGGATGAATATACTATTTATGACGATTTTAAAGAAGGGTATCTTATATTTGCTGACTTAAATGATGAGAACACAGAAAAAATAAAACAAATCTCAGACGTTTTATTGCCATCAAAATCATTTAGTTTGTTAAATGAGTATCAACAAGAGTTAGCTGCGGTATTATTAGATTTATTTGAAACAGAAACCGATAATATCATAAATGATTATTTTGTAGAAAAAAATAGAGAAATGAGCATTACCGCCAAAGAATCTATCACAAAAGAAATTAATGACGTTTTAGAATCTACAGGATTTGCCCTTAAAAGAAGATATGATGAGATTACAACAACACCGGCAAATCTATTAATGTGGTCAACAAGACTTGAAATCAATAAAACTGATGTTATTTCATTATTTAATCAGATTGTTGAACAAAGTGGCGGTAGTATGGGCGGTTGGTATGACGACACATATGAATATCAAGATTCTGATAATTTTGATACTGAGTCATTCAACAGAGAGGTTGGAAGACAATTTGATAGTATCTTAGAAAAGATTGAAGAAGATGGAACCCCAATAGTAAAATTTTTGGAACTTAGACAAAAAATATTATCTAAATACGAGATAGGTAAATGGTATAAATTACCAAAAGATGAATCAATAAATTTCAAAGTTAAAAATTTTGATAGAGACAATATGCAAATTGTTGTTGAATTACAACTACCTACAGGATTTACTACCCGTAAACTGAATGAAGAGCAATTTAATAATTTATTATATCAACCAGAGTTATTTAAATTTGGTGAAGTGTAAATAATTTTCTATATTTGCTCTATGGAACAAAATTTAGAATTACTTAAAGCCGTTTTGAGCGTACCTACGGCAACGTATCGCGAGGACAGAATGGTTGAGTTTTTGGTTAACTGGTTAACTGAAAATAATATTGAGCACTATGTGGACGAATATAATAACGTCTACGCAACAAAACAAGAATCAAAAGAACTTCCTGAAGGATTTTATTTCCCATGTGTAATTTCACATACGGATACGGTACATGGACTTAACGATATTAATATCCGAGAGGAAATGTTACCAAATGCTCAAAAAGAAATTAAATTATCATATAAGGCATATGACAATGATGGAGAACCAACAGGTATTGGTGGTGATGATAAATGTGGTGTATTTGCATGTCTTAGATTATTAAAAGAATTACCGTATGTAAAGGCCGCGTTCTTTGTATCTGAAGAAACCGGTTGTAAAGGTTCAATGATGGCGGATTCATCATTTTTTGATAATGTTGGATATGGTATTCAATTTGACGCACCTGAAAACTGGATGATTACTGAAAAATGTTTTGGTCAAGTTTTATTTGACAGAGAGACTGAATTTTTTGATGCTTGTAATGAGGTATTAACAGAAGGTATGGGAAATAGAATGAGATACATGGTTCACCCTTATACTGACGTATATGCGTTAAGAGGTAAGTTTGACTTCTCTTGTATTAACTTCTCAATTGGATACTACCAATATCACACAACCCATGAATACGTCGTTGTTGAAGACGTAATTAATGGTATCGACATGGGTAAGAAAATGATTGATAAACTTGGTCATAAATTACACTATAAAGAAATGGTTGAACATGGTTGGAGAAATCGGTCAGTGTTTTAAATAAAGTTTTATAATTTATCTAACTTTGATTTCGATTTTGGTTCATTATCATGATTACATTCATGACAGATATATAAGTCATCGCCGCCATCAACAATATCCCACGACCATCCACATTTGTCACAAATTATTTCTTTATTTGTGACGATTTCTCTGATAACTTTTCTGATTAACTCTCTCATCAAATATAAATATAAAACAAAAGGGAGATTTTCATCTCCCTTTCTTAATTATCGTCCTTTTTTTTGGACCACCACGTTTTCACCCACTACTTTGATGTGATAGGTCTTACCTTCAATCATCTTACCCGTTAGAACTTCTTCTGACAATAGGTCTTCAACCTTATCCTGAATAGCTCTCTTCAATGGACGAGCTCCGTACAATTCATCGTATCCAATCTTTGATAAATACTCAACCAAAGATTCGTCATATGTGATTTTGTACTTCATATCTACAAGACGAGTCACCAACTTCTTTAATTCAATGTCGGTAATCTTTTTGATGTCTTCTTTAGTCAATGAGTTAAATACAACCGTATCATCAATACGATTAATGAACTCAGGTGAGAAGAAGTTTTTCATTTCCTTCATTAACATTTGTTTCTTAGCTTCTTCATTACTATATGAATTACTTGAGAAACCAATACCAGCCCCAAAGTCTTGTAGTTTTTTAACCCCCAAGTTTGATGTCAAGATAATCAAGGTATTTTTGAAGTTAATCTTACGTCCCAAACTGTCGGTTACATGACCGTCATCTAAAACCTGAAGTAGGATGGTGAATACATCTTTGTGAGCTTTTTCAATCTCATCAAATAAGATTACAGAGTAAGGTTTGTTTTTAACTTTCTCAGTTAACAATCCGCCTTCTTCATAACCTACGTATCCTGGAGGTGCTCCAATTAATTTGGATATTGTGTGTTTCTCTTGGTATTCAGACATGTCGACACGAATGAGAGCATCTTCGGAACCGAACATTTCTTTTGCCAATTGTTTTGCCAGGTATGTCTTACCAACACCTGTCGAACCTAAAAACACAAATGACCCAATTGGACGATTAGGGTCTTTAATACCCAAACGATTTCTTTTGATTGCTTTTGCAATCTTAACTACCGCATTGTTTTGACCGATAACTTTGTCAATCAAAGTTTTGTCCAAGTCCAACAAAGATTTAGTATCATCCACACTCATTTTATTTACAGGGATTTTTGTCATGTTTGATACAACATCATAAACATGTTCCAATAAGATGAGTTGTTTTTCTTTGGACAACTTTTCATCAAACTTAATTTTTTCTTGCTCCAACTTCAGTAACAATTTTTTTTCTTTGTCACGAAGCTCTGCAGCTTGTTCGTAGTTTTGTTTTTTAACCACTTCCATTTTTTGAAGTTTGATTTCTGCTGCTTGTCTTTTTAACTCCTCAATTGCTTCAGGTATCTTTAGTTCGGTCTGCATTCTTGCTCCAACCTCATCCAAAATGTCAAATGCTTTATCAGGGAACTCACGGTCTGTGATATAACGGTCTGCCAACTTAACACAAGTCTCAATTACCTCATCGCTGTAATTCACCTTGTGGAAATCTTCGTATTTGTCACGAACATTCTTAAGGATTTGAATTGTTTCATCAATTGATGATGGTTCAACGATTACCTTTTGGAATCTACGTTCCAATGCTCCATCTTTTTCAATGTTTTTACGGAACTCATCTAATGTAGTTGCCCCGATACATTGAATTTCCCCACGTGCCAATGCGGGTTTAAAGATATTTGAACCATCCATTGAACCTGAAGAATTTCCTGAACCAACCAATGTGTGAATCTCATCAATGAATACAATGATGTTTGGGTTTGATTGAAGTTCTTCGATAATCACTTTCATTCTTTCTTCAAATTGTCCACGATACTTTGTACCGGCAACAACTGATGTAAGGTCAAGATTAACAATACGTTTATCTACCAAGTTACGGGGACAATCACCATTTACAATCTTGATTGCCAATCCTTCAACAAGTGCGGTTTTACCACAACCAGGTTCTCCGAGTATAATCGGGTTATTTTTCTTTCTACGAGAAAGAATTTGAGCAATCCTTAAGATTTCTCTATCACGACCAATAACGGGGTCAAGTTTTCCAGCTTCCGCTAGTTTCATTAAGTCTCTACTAAAATTATCTAACACAGGTGTGTTAGATTCTCCAGATGATTTAGTTTTTTTGTTCATCATTTTGTCGTCGTCGTCCATTAAGTCGTTCATATTTTTTAATTGTTTTACAAATTACGGTCAAATTTCATACATATCCAAATATTTTGACAAATTGTCATAATAATTTTATTAACCTGACATAATGTCATGGATTATATAAAATAATATCTTATATTTATCATCGGTATGATACTTGACAAGAACAAAGATAATAAATAAATTTAAAAAAACAAAAAAATATGTTTCACAGAAGAAAATTTAATTTTAACATTGACGACCTAATGGCTCGTTACGACAAAATCATGGAAGATTTTAATAAACAAGATTGGACGACCAATACTTTTGAATCTCCTGATGGGAATTACAAATATACTCGTTATGTAAAAGTATTTGATTTATCGGATTTAGATAATGATAATCCAAAAGAAATGAGTAAGGAAGAATACCTTAATATTAAACTTGAAAGAGCGATTGAAATGGAAGATTTTGAAGAAGCGGTTAAGTTAAGAGACCAAATTAAAAACTTGGGAACCAATAAAGAGATGATTGAAAATCTTGAATTGGAATTAAAGGAATCAATCAAAGAACAAAACTTTGAAAAGTCCATCGAGATTAGAGACCAATTAAGAAAATTAAAATCCTAATATAATAACCCTCACCAAATGGTGGGGGTTTTATATTTATATTCATGAAACTATATGAAAAGTTCTTGGAAGAGTCATTTACATTAAGACAACTACTTGATACATACCTTGAATTAAGACAACATTTCCAAGAGTTGGGGTTTAGTGAAGACCAACTAGAAAAACCACCACATTATACTAGAAAAATGATGAATTTATTTCACAAATTTGATAATGATAGAAACTCTTTACTTAATGACGTTAAATCTTATGGTTTTGATATGAATTTTAATGAGTTAAGTGCTTATCTAACACCATTATTAGAAAAAATAAATGAACTAACACCACTTAAAAAAAATGGGAATAATCAAAGAAGTAATTGATGGGACGAAGATTAAAAACGAAATTAAATCTTCAAATATTAAATCAAGTGAATACGACACAGAATCTAAAGAGTTGGTCGTAGAATTCAATAACGGAGCCAAATACAAGTACGACAAAGTACCTCACCAAGTCTATACAAAATTCAGATTGGCAGAATCTCAAGGTAAATTTTTTACTACCAACATTGCAACTCAATATTCATATAAAAAAGTTTAATTAACGGACTATTTATTAAAGATGAATAATTTTCAAAAAATCCTTAATAGTTTTTCACTTAAAGAATCTTTAAACCCTAAAGTTTGGGAAAACCCTAAAAAACCTGACCAATCGGTTATGATACCAAAGGTTAGAGAGGCTCTTTCACGTATTGCAGAAAAATTTATTGAATATTTGGGTGATGAGGTTTTTGTTGAAGATATTCATCTTACAGGCTCTTTAGCAAATTACAATTGGTCCGAGTTCTCAGATTTTGATTTACACGTAATTGTTGATTTACAACAATATGAAAATCAATCGGAACTATATAAGGAATTATTTAATTTAAAAAAACAAGTGTTTAACGATAAACATGATATCCGAATCTTTGGATACGATGTTGAACTATATGCTCAAGATGTTGAAGAATCTCATTATAGTTCGGGAGTATATTCCGTTATGAATAATGAATGGATATCTGAACCAAAAAAATTTAAGAATAATGTTGATAAAAAAGTCCTAACAAATAAAATTAAATGTTGGACGGAAAAGATTAATACGGCAATTGATGAAGGTAAAGATTTGGAAAAAATCAAAGAAAAATTAAAGGACTATAGAAAGTCAGGATTGGAAAAAGATGGTGAATTGTCTTATGAAAATCTTGTGTTTAAATTTTTAAGAAGGTCAGGTCATATTGAAAAATTGTTTAACACGGCAGACAAAGAAACCGATAAAGAATTATCAATTAAAGAATCTACCACAAATATTGGTGGAACTTTTAAAACTGATTTAGTAAACGGACCTAAAAACCATTCTGGTCGAGCTCTCGGTAATTGGCAATCTGACAATGCTTGGGATATATTTTCACCTCCAGGAACAGTAGTAAATTCTTATACTGATGGTGTTGTAACTAAAATTAGAGATACCGGAAAAAACTCAGGTAAAATATTTGGAACTCAAGTGTCTATCAAAGGTACAGGGAAATTTCCTGATATTTTTTATACTCATTTAAAAAATGTTAAATTGAAAAAAGATGATGTTGTTAAAATTGGCGACTATATTGGAGAAATTTCAGAATGGATAGGTCATGAAAGTACGACTCATGTACATATTGGATTACCAAGAGGAAAACATTTAAAAGACCTTTTAAATAATGCCGATAAAATATTTACGGGGTCAAAAAAAAATACTAAAACAGTTCCTAAGGAGGATGAAAAAAATTTTTTATCAGATTTAGAAACTATCACAAAATCAGGTAAAAATTTTACAAATTTAAAAAAATCAGATTCAAAGATATCTTACGATGATGATGTTGCAAAAATACAAAAAGCCTTAATCAGTTTAGGGTATTTATTACCTAAATTTGGTAATGACGGAAAATTTGGAGATGAGACTGAAAAAATCATCAAATCTTTTCAATCCGACAATAATTTAACGCCAGACGGTAAATTATCAGAAAAAGATTTAATACAATTAGCTAAATCATTTTCCTCAAAAAAAAATTAAATATTGTTAGTTTAAATAACAATTCAAGAATATTCAAATAATTAACATTAATCGTATATTTATTAAGAAAAATTAAATGGCATTAGTTACATATCTTATAGGTCCTTGTTCTGGAGGAGCATCAATATTAGTCGATTTTGATAGTTCATCATTACCGGCAGTAAATGGTAATTATTATTTAACGTTTAAAAGTGGAGCAGCTCCGGGGTGTTATGATATTATTGACAATGCAGAACCTGCAACAGCTATTGACGAAGTAGTAACCATATCAGTAGATTATCGTGATTGTATTACTTGTGAGGCGGTTGTAACACCTACACCAACTACAACCTCAACACCTACTAATACACCAACAGTAACTAAAACACCTACTCAAACACCTACCGTAACTCCAACAAATACTGCAAGTAATACACCAACACCATCAGTAACTACAACTAAAACACCTACTAATACTGTAACACCAACAGTAACACCAACTAATACACCAACAAATACTGTAACATCAACAAATACAAACACACCAACTAAAACTGCAACACCAACCGTAACACCAACAGTAACTCCAACTATACCGGTAACTCCAAGTAATACACCTAATGTGTGTAAAACATATCAGTTATATGGTGGAAATAAGGGTACCTCATTTGTAGGTATAGATTGTGACGGATTTACTTTTAAATTTACGTTAGAACCATATAAAATACTTATAAAATGTGCGACAGAAGTTATTATAATTCAAGGTGATGGTAACTTTGTTTCACTAGGTTCATGCCCATTACCAACGCCAACACCTACCGTAACTCCAACAAATACTGCAAGTAATACACCAACACCATCAGTAACTACAACTAAAACACCTACTCAAACTCAAACACCAACACAAACAAACACTCAAACTCAAACACCAACACAAACAAATACTCAGACACCTACTAATACACAAACAAATACTCAGACAAATACTCAGACACCTACTCAAACTCAAACACCAACAAATACTACAACACCGACTAAAACACCAACCAATACACCAACAAATACTACAACTCCAACAAATACACCAACTAATACTGTAACACCAACAGTAACACCAACTAATACAGTAACACCAACTAATACACCAACAAATACTCCAACCGTAACAAATACTCCAACTGTAACAAAAACACCAACACCAACTAATACTCCAGGATTTACAGGATTATCGGCTGACCAACAATACGCATACACTATTGAAATATTAGGTAACTTTAGTGGTGGCTCAATTAGCGAGGGTGGACCCGCAGATGGAGTAGCCCCTCATCCAGTATACATAAATAACGAAGGAAAAGCTGTCCAACAATTAAATTCTATTCGCATTGGAGGATTTGGTGGATTAAATAACTAAAAATAAATAAAAACAAACATGTCAAACTTAAAACCAATTGGAAGTGAAAAACTTACTGGCCAAAACAAGATAAATAGAATTATGGAAATTGCTCGTTTTAACGAATCGACCCCTAAGACTATAAATGAAAATGAGACATCAGAGTATTCAATTTCTCTTGCAGATGGAAATAATTATCAAATTGTTAGAGAAAGACAAGGATATATAATTAAAAAAACCATTTCAGAATCTGAAACGGATTATATTGAACCTATGAGAAATAGAAAATACTATTCTTCATATTCTCAAGCGTTTAAAAGATTAAATCTTGTTGCCGGTGAGTTAAATAGGCTTAACGAAAATGATGAAGGTGTGTCTTTATATGGTGAACAAAAAAGATTCACGTTAAAAACTCCAAAACCAGCAGCACCTGAAATGCCAGCAGGACCACCAGCAGAATTACCTATGGCTCCACCAGCAGTTCCAAGTCCTGAATTACCACCATCACCAATGGGAGGTGAAGAAATGCCTATGGATGATATGGGAGGTGAAGAAATGCCTATGGATGATATGGGTGGAGAAGAAATACCTATGGATGATATGGAAGGTGATGAAATGCCTACGGATGACATGGAAGGTGAAGACCAAGTAACATTTAAAACAATTCAAAAATTAACTGGAAAATTAACTCAAAAAATTAGAGTTTTAGATAATAGCGAAGGAATGACTTCTGAAGATATTAAATATGTTATTAATATGGTTTTATCATCTATTAATTTAGGAGAGTTATCTGAAGAAGATAAGGAAGATATTATTAGTAAATTTGAAGAATACGAAGATGAAGATTATGGTCAAGAAGACGATATGGATGGAGAAGACTTAACTGATGATAGTGAAGTTGAAGACATCCAAGCTGATATGGATGTTCCTGTTGATGCCGAAATGGGAGAAGGTATGTATGGTTCGTTCGGTGATAGAGAAATGGAAGAAGAGGAAGAAGATGGAGGTTACGGAGGTCATGGAAAAATTTTTGATAGTATTTTTGGAGAATCTAAAGTAGATAAAGTTATTTCAAAATATTTTGAAGTTTCTAAATCAGAAATTAGAGAACACACAGAAAAACAAGTTCAAAAAACTTTATATAAAAAATCTATTGTTAAAAAGATTATGGAATCAGTTAAACAAATGACTGAAACTATAGAACAAGAATTGGAGGCAGAAAAATTTGTAACTAAAAATTTAAATTCTAAATTTGTTGGTATTACAAATAAGAAAAATTTGGTATTTGAGACTAATGGTAGACAATTTAAAATTACGCCAAACGGAAGAGTATTATGAGTTATTTAACTTATGTTAATGGATTAGGTCCAAACTATAAGGGAGATAATTTATATGAGTTTATTTTTTCAGATGAATTGGATGTTTGGGGAGAATCTTGGGAAAATAAACCTTCTAATGGATACCCAACACCACCTGAATTAAAATATATTAAGAAAGTAGGAGTTTTAAGAAATACTGATTTGAAATTAGAATTGATTCAGAACTCTGATTTTTTTTGTATGACAGATGCAATGGATGATATTGTTGCATTATCATGGGAAGATGAAGAATTAGAATCACAAAAAAGATTAGTATTTCGATTCGGAACTCCTGAAAAAGAAATAAAGGACAAACTCTATGAAAGAGATTTGGTTTTAGAATTTGAACAAAAAGTAGTCTATGAAAACTAATATAAAAGCACTAAACTTGGTTGAAAAAGGTTTATCACCCAAAACAGTTAGTAAATTAACTGAATCACAAATTAATGTCTTACATTCAAAATTATTGGGTGAACAAGTGGCAAATCCTAATATTGCCCAAAAAATTAAAGACCTTGATATCTTAAATCAAAAAGTAGGTGAAGTGGGTGCAAAAATGAAAGGTATCGGATTGGAAGAGGAAGATGACTTTGATTTAGATGCCGACCAAGCATATACAGGACAACAAGGTTCTCATGATGAATATCAAGCGTCTGACGATGGTATGGACGATGACACATCACCTGAAAACCACAATAGTAAAATGATTGGTATGTCGGAAGAAAAAACAGATAAACCAAACGCTTGGGCTATTTGTCATGCACAAGTTGGACCAAAACGAACCCGAAAATTTGAAAGATGTGTAATGTCTGTAAAAAAACAGTTAAAAGAAGGAAAAAATCCTGTATCTTTGTTTTTAGAATCTCAAATACAAAAAATAGTGGAAAAACACATGCCTCCAAAAATAACTAAAGGTGATTTAATGAAGTATATTTCTGAACAAGAAACTTCCCCATCACCAACAACAAAACCAACGACAAAACCCGGAACAACTCCTGGCACAAAACCTGGCAAAAGACAGAACCCTTTTAAAAATCCAAATCCTGGAGAAAATCCGGCACCAAAGGCAAAGAAAGTTTCTCCTGAAGACGCCAAAGAAAAGGTAATTGATGTAATAATGCAACTATTAGAAAAATAATTTATGAGACGAAAATTAAAAGAACAGATTAATTACGGGAACACACCTGAAAGGATGGACCCAAATTTAGAAAGAAAATTGGCGAGTCCTGATAGTCTTTATGCAACAAATCCTGCAATGAAAAAAGGTGTTGCCGATGTTCAAAGATTAGTTAGTGATAGGTTTCAAAAAGTCACAGATAAGTTAAAACAGGTTACTGGTATCCAAGATTTAAGTTCTAAACAAGTTCAAAAAATGCTTTACAAAGACATGATGAGAAAATTTCCTGATATCATGAGGATTGAGGCTGCTCATAAAAACGAATTAATTGAATTAGCGATACAATCGTCATTAGATGAAAGTGAAGTTCCTGAAGGAAGATATCAAATTGAGGCTAATTTAGGAATGCCAGATACTGGTAATTTTAGAATGGAACCTGAAGATGAAGAAGATGAAGAAGAAGATAAAGAAGAAAAATTAAAATTCCCATCTTTTGACCTTGACGAATTAACTGATGAGGAAATTTTAGAATTAGAAAAGCACAAAAGAAATATTATTAACGCTCTTATTCAAGGAGCAGCAAAAAAAGGACATTACCTTTTTCAAAAACCTGAAGTTAAATCAAGATTAGATGCTATTGACCCATCTTTATATAGAGATTATTTAGGTATAATGGCAATCACCGATTTTTTGTATTTTAATTTTGAAGATGCGATTGAACATATGGCTCAAACAGCTCAAGGTATTGCAGGTAAAGTTGAATTAGATGACGCAGATGAAGAAGAAGGTGAAGAAGGTGAAGAACAACCTGACACTAAAATTATTGCAACTGGAATATTTTTTCCAATTCTTTGTCATGAAATTATTAAAGGATTAGAAGAGGCTAAAGGTAGAGCTGGTTTACCATCAGACTCTAATCTTAGGGCAAAAGTGTTAGGTCAAACTGATGTATTATCAAACGAGCCAATGCAATTACGTATTGGACCTGAAATTGTTGAAAAATTACGGTTTGCATTACCTGATGATGTTTTTAATCCTGAATATAAAGGATTAATAAATTTTTTCCACGTATTATTATATCAAATAGAGGCAAAAGAATTTTTAGAAGTTATTGGAAATGCCATTTCTGAAGATTCTTCTAAGGTTAGTAAAGCCAAAAAACGATTTGAAGAAATTGTTGAAGAAGCAAAACAAATGCAAGAGGAATTTGAAGATTATAAAGAAGATGAAGATATTGACCCTGACAGTAATGATGATGATGATTTAGATGATTTCTTAAATAGTTTAGGAATAACAAGACCTAAATAACAATGTGTGAACAAAGAACAATTAATTATCGAGTTAACAAAGTGTATAAGGAGTACTCCCTACGCACTTAGAACTTATTTACAAACATACGATAATACCGTATCAAAGTATGTTCCATTAGATTTATTTCCCGACCAAGTTAGTTTAATAGATGATTACGACAAATACAATGAAAACATTGCATTAAAGTATCGTCAGGCGGGTGTAACAACCGTAACCGCCGCTTGGATATCAAAAAAATTGGCATTTGCCCAAAAAAACAAACCTGAAAAAATTCTTATTATTGCCAACAAGTTAGATACATCAATGGAGATGGCTAACAAAGTTAGAGGTTTTACTGAACAATGGCCAGATTGGGTCGGTATTTCATTCTCAAAAGAAAAAAACTCACAAAGACATTTTAAACTTAATAATAATTGTGAAGTTAAAGCCGTTGCAACATCAAAAGATGCCTTGAGGGGTTATACACCTACAATTCTTGTCTTTGATGAGGCGGCGTTTATCGAAGCAGACTCAGATTTCTGGTCAGCTTGTATGGCGTCCCTATCTACAGGTGGTAAAGTTATCGTTGTATCCACACCAAACGGATATGACCAAATTTACTATGAAATCTATGACCAGTCATTAAGGAATATGAATGATTTCAAAATATCTGAGATGTTTTGGTATCGTGACCCAAGATATACAAAAGATTTGTATATGGTTAAAACTCCTGACTTAGTACATTTTCTATTAAATAGAGAAGAATATTCTGAAAAAGATATTATTAAATTATCGATGGAAAATCCATATGAGAGAGACCACTCTGTTGTAACCGATTATATTAAACAAGGATACAAACCATGTTCCGCATGGTTTGAAGGTATGGTTAAGAAATTGAAGTTTGATAGAAGAAAAGTTGCTCAGGAATTAGAATGTGACTTTTTAGGTTCGGGTGATAATGTATTCGAATCTGAATTGATGCAAGAAATATCCAAGAATACTTTACGTGAACCACAAGCCAAACTAATGGGTGGGTCCCTATGGATATTTAAAGAACCGGTAAACGGACACAAGTATGTGATGGGTGTCGATGTATCAAGAGGTGACTCTGAGGACTTCTCATGTATCCAAATCATCGATTTTGACGAAAGGGAACAGGTGTTAGAATATGTTGCCAAAGTTCCACCAGATGTTGTGGCAGAAATTGCATATAAATGGGGAACAATGTATAATGCTTACTGTGTTATTGATATTACAGGTGGTATGGGTATTTCCACGTCAAGAAAATTACAAGAATTAAGTTATCAGGGGGGGTTATATGTCGACAATGTTGATACCACAAATAAATGGAAATGGGACCCAAAGATTAATGAAAGAATTCCAGGAATTAACTTTAACTCAAAAAGGGTTCAAATTATATCAGCATTTGAAGAAGGAGTAAGACACGGGTTTAAAGTGTATTCAAATCGTTTATACAATGAAATGAATACGTTTATTTATATTAATGGAAGACCTGACCACCAAAAAGGACATCATGATGACTGTATTATGGGAGTATCTATGGCACTATATGTTGCAGAAAAATCATTCCAATCATTAGAAAAAGTTACAAACCATACCAAAGCAATGATTAACTCGTGGGCAACAAATGTAACCGAAAACAAAAATTCGTCAGAATTCTTTAATCCTATGATTCCTCAAATGGGTAGAGATAGTGGTTTAAATAATGTTGGACAAGCAACAAAGGCGGATTATCAAAAATACGGATGGTTATTTGGTTCCTAATAAGTATTTATTTTATCAAACTAATTAGTAAATTATAATATGAGTCAAGAAAATCTAACGGTCTGGCAGAGACTATCAAAAACATTCGGTCCAAATTCACTATTGAATCAAGATTATCCAACCTTTAAGTTTGATAAAAAAGAACTTTTACGTACACCAAATCGAGATGATTACGAGAAAGAAAAACTTCAAGCTCAACAAACATTTTATTTAACAAATCAATGGGCAAAAGTTGAAAACAATTTATATACTCAAGCAGTTTATTATGAGCCATCAAGATTATCCGCTCAATATGATTACGAAAGTATGGAATATACACCTGAAATTTCGGCAGCATTAGACATATATTCTGAAGAATCTACAACAACAAATGAAGATGGTTTTATTTTACAAATTTATTCTGAATCAAAAAGAATTAAAACTGTCTTAGCCGATTTATTTAATAATAGCTTAGATATTAACACTAACTTATCAATGTGGACAAGAAATACTTGTAAATACGGTGATAATTTCGTTTATTTAAAGTTAGACCCTGAAAAGGGAATTGTTGGTTGTCAACAATTACCAACAATTGAAATTGAACGTAGAGAATCTGGTGTGGCCGGTAATATCACTATAGATATTACTAAAGATACTGATAAAAAACCACTTCATTTTACTTGGAAAAATAAAAACATGGAATTCCAATCATGGGAGATAGCCCACTTTAGATTATTGGGAGACGACCGAAAACTTCCTTATGGTACATCTATGTTAGAAAAAGCAAGACGTATTTGGAAACAATTATTATTGTCAGAAGATGCGATGTTAATCTATCGTACATCAAGAGCTCCTGAAAGAAGAATGTTTAAAGTATTTGTGGGTAATATGAATGACGATGACGTTGAAGCATACGTAAACCGTGTTGCCAACAAGTTCAAAAGAGAACAAATTGTGGATTCTAAAACAGGAAACGTGGATATGAGGTTTAACCAAATGGCGGTTGACCAAGATTATTTTATTCCTGTCCGTGACCCTTCAGCGCCAGACCCAATTACGACTTTACCTGGAGCAACAAACCTATCAGAAATTGCAGACATAGAATATATTCAAAAGAAATTATTAACGGCTCTTCGTGTTCCTAAAGCATTTTTAGGATTTGAAGAAGTAGTTGGTGATGGAAAAAATTTGGCGTTACAAGATATTAGATTTGCTCGTACAATAAACAGAATTCAAAAAAGTATGATTTCTGAATTAAATAAAATTGCAATTGTGCATTTATTTTTATTAGGGTTTGAAGATGAGTTACAAAATTTTACATTAGGATTAACTAATCCGTCAACTCAAGCAGATTTGTTAAAAATTGATGTTTGGAAAGAAAAAGTGTTATTATATAAAGATTTGGTTGCTGACCCAGGAAACGGTATTCAAGCCACATCATCTACATGGGCCAAAGAACATATTTTTGGATGGTCTGATGAAGAAATTAAATTGGATTTACAACAACAAAGACTTGAAAGAGCGGTTGGAGAAGAACTTAAAGCAACTCCTACGGTTATTAGTAAAACCGGAATTTTTGATAATATTGATAAATTATATGGGGAATCCTCAGGTAGTACAGGAAATGCATCAACTACAGGAGCTGAAGGAGCACCATCAGAAGGTGGTTTTGAGTCTGCTCCACCAGCAGGTGATGTTGAACCCCCTCCTGCCGAACCTCCCGCAGCCGAAATAACTCCTGAATCTAAAAAAGCTAACATGAATATTTTATTGGAACAAAATTTTGATAAACATTCAAGATTTTTAAATTTAAGTCAAGGACAAGATTCTTTAGGAGAAATATCAAAAGAATTGGATAAGTTGTTAAACTCGTAATATTTATATTCAAAACAAACAAAATGACTTTTGGAGAAATTAAATCTATTATTGAAAATAATTTATTAAAATCCTATAATAATAAACAGGAATTTAAGAAATCATTAAAAGAGTTCAAACAAGATGTGTTGAACAATAAAAACATGTCACGTCTATATTCATTATATGACCAATTAACAACACCTCAAGGATTAACTGAAACAGAGGCAAAAGATTTTTTGGAAGAGGGTATTAATTTAATACAAAAATTAACCCCAACAATTAAAACAACAAGAATATCATCTAAAAATGTATCAAATCAATATATTAATATTGATTCTTTGGTTTATGTAAATAAATTGGATTTAATGGAGAGAGTTGAGTCAAAGAAAAATTTAATTAAAATATTAGTTTCAAGTAAACCTGAACCTATAAAAGAGTCAATTAATCTTCCATTAAAGTCGATGATTAACATCGCCAACCAAACAATGAATGGTTATATTGAAAATCTTGACGAATCCGCAAAAAAAGAATTTATTCAATTAATGTCTGAAGACACTACATTACTTAAAAGAAAATTTAAAACTTTACAAAAAAATACAATTGTTAAATTAACAAATCTTTTAGAAAATGAAAAAGAGTCTGAAATTAAAACAAAATTGTCTGAAACAATAGATAAATTAAAAGTAGAAAAATTTGACCAACTTAATTTTTTTAAATTAAAAAACTTAGACGAATCAATCTAATTTAGATTTTATTTTTTGAATATAACAAGATTTTAATTTTTGTTGTCTCAACCTTATTGATTTTTTAACAAATTCTTTTTTACCAAACAATATTTGATTTTGTTTAGTTTTAATCACCTTTGACTTTAACATCTTTAGGGATTTTTCTATCCCATTTTTTTTTACATCTATCTTTATCATATAATACAAATATATCAATTTTTTTAAAGTTTTTGACAATTGGGGTTATTTTTCCTATATTTTGTTAAACAAATAAACATTGACAATATGAAACTTAATGAAAAAAGGAAAAAGTGTAAAGATAAATTTATATACACCAATTAAAACTGTATATGGAACGGTAGATTCAAAAAATTTAAAATCATTATATATAAACATTCAATCATGGGTTACTCCCAAATTTGAGCACAACAATTGGAATAGAGTTGTTTGTAATCTAAGTCGAGATATTAAACATTCGGTATTTAATTCCATAAATCATAAACTTTTTAAAGAACAAAGTATTGTTGATTTAGACTTAAGAACAAGTGGTATTTTACACGGTAAAAAATCTTTTTTAAATTTAGAAGTTAATTTATATACCAATAATGAAATGGATTTTAAATGTTCTGAAATTAAAGAATCGGTTAAAACAATTATTAAAAATATTGTTAAAGAAAATGTAATTCAAAATAAATATTTTGAATTTTCACCATCAAAAAACGAATAACATTAAAAAGATACTTCTATGATATATTTATCATAAAAAGAATTAATGAAACAATTAAGAATTTTAGAAGCAAGTGAAGTAGGCCATGGAATATTGGTTGAAACAGACGCGGGTTGGATATCACCAAAAGATATTAGAAATGCCAAAATCTTAAAAGAAGCATCTGAAATGGATTATAGAAATCCATTTGAATTTTATGCGGTATTACAGAAGTATGATACTCCAAATAGAAACGGAAGATTTTATCCTGAAAAAATATTAAAAAGAGAAGCAGAAAATTATAAAAAGGCAATTGAGAAGGGCTTATCTACCTCAGAACTTAACCATCCCGAATCTTCTTTAATTGACTTGGATAGAGTGTCCCATATTATCACAGAAGTATGGTGGGATAAAAACATCTTAATGGGTAAACTTAAATTGTTAACATCACCAGGATTTCATGAAAGAGGTATTGTTTCAACTAAAGGAGACCAAGCGGCTAATTTAATGAGACAAGGTGTAACAATGGGAGTTTCTTCAAGAGGAGTTGGTTCGTTAAAAAAAGTTGGAGAAAGAAATGAAGTTCAAGATGATTTTGAGTTAATTTGTTTTGACTTGGTATCATCTCCGTCAACACCAGGAGCGTATTTATTTACCAATCCAAACGATAGAAATAAATATGAAGAGAATTTAGAAGAAGAAAAAAAATATAAATCGGTTGAAAATTCAGAATTTCAAACTAAAGGAGTTGACTTAATGAGAAAATTAACCGATTATTTGGGAAAATAATAAATTATGGACGAAAAATATTTTGTAGCAAAAATTCAGTACGATTTACTTGATGATAATACTGGAAAAATTAAAAAAATTAGAGAAGAGAAACTTGTTAAAGGATTCTCAGTAACCGATGTGGAAGCTAAAGTCACAGAAAAGTATCAAGGATTTACAAATGATTGGAGAATTACTTCAGTATCGGAAAGTAAAATTGATGAGGTAATTGAATAATATCTCAATAAAAATTTAACAAAAAAAAGTGGTTTATCGACCGCTTTTTTTTATGCTTTAAAAATCTTATATAAAATAAAAAAAAATGTAATACCATAAAATTGAATTTTTTATGATTTGACACTATTTATATTGTAAAAATAACAGATTTAAATGAAAGAAAACAAATCTTTAGTTCAAGAGGCTCTTATTCAAATGAAACAAGTTGAAGAAGCTATAGCCGAAAATGCAAAAGGAATACTTGCTTCAACCATGAAGAAAGAAATCAACCAATTAGTAAAAGAATCTCTTTCTGAACAAGAAGAAGAAGATGAGATTGATTTAGATACTGACGCGAATGCTGACGTTGATAATGATGATATTGATATGGACTCTGATGTAGAAGACATTGACTCTGATGAAGAGGATATGGATTATGACGAAGAAGATATGTACTCTGATGAAGAGGATATGGACATGGATATGGATTCAGATGAAAGTCCAATAGATTTAACTGACGCTTCTGACGAAGAAATTTTAAAAGTATTCAAAGCTATGGGTGAAGATGACGGTATTATCGTAAAAAAAGATGGTGAGAACGTTTATTTATCCGATGATGATGCTAATGTAGAATATCTTGTGAAACTTGGTGAATCTTATAAAGACAAAAAAAACAATTATAGTATGCGGGATGAACAAGACGAATCAGTAGATGATGTTATTAATGCTATTTTCTCTGACTCTGGTGATGTAAGTGATGTTGATAGTGATGATTTAGACGGAGAAGAAACTCTTTATGAAATTGAGATGGGTGAACCAGAAAAAGTTGAAACTATTTATGAACTTGAATTGGATGACGACAACTTAATACCAATCGACGAACAAGATGACGAAGACGGATTCAACGAATTTAACATGGACGAACAAGATGACGAAGACGAAGACGGATTCAACGAATTTAACATGGACGAACAAGATGACGAAGACGGATTCAACGAATTTAACATGGACGAACAAGATGACGAAGACGGAGACAACGGATACTACAATGAAACTTATAAACCTAAAGGTGTTGGAATAGGATTAGGTCCTAAATTTTCTTATAAAAATAAGACTAATGGCGGATTTAATGAAAAAAGAAAACAAGGTCCTAAATCAGTTGGTACTGGTAAACCTAAGTTTGAATACAAGAAAGGTGAAAATATGGGTGCTAAATCCAAAATTGTTAAAGCAGAAACTAAAGAAGGTCAAGGATACAAAGACAAAGAAGATGAAAGATTGTCAATGAAGCATGGTAAAATTGCATCAAAAGACATTAAGACTACTAAAGGTCGTAGAGATGACGCAGATTTTGAAAAATCTGAAACTAAAGAAGCAGCTAGAACATATGGAATGGGTTCCAAAGAAGGTAGAGGATTGAGAAAAGGTATCACTAATAATAGAAATTATGTTTATAGTAATAGTGGTGTTAAAACAGAATCTACTCAAGAAGAAGTTAGAATGTTGAGAGGAAAAAATGAGGAGTATAGAAAAGCATTAAATGTTTTTAGAGAAAAACTTAACGAAGTTGCAATCTTTAATTCAAATTTGGCTTATGCTACAAGATTGTTTACAGAACATTCAACAACTAAAAAAGAAAAAATAAACATTCTTAGAAGATTTGACGATGTTGAAACCTTAAAAGAATCTAAAAATCTTTATAGGTCTCTTAAAGACGAATTAACTTCGACGGATACAAAATCAATTAATGAATCGGTAACAACAAAATTAAACAAATCAGTTTCTACAGGTTCATCAACAACCCTAATTGAATCAAAAACTTATGAAAATCCTCAATTCTTAAGAATGAAGGACTTAATGGGTAAATTAGGTTAAACAATAAAAATAAACTAAAAAAAAAATACTAAAAAAATGGGAGCATTATTAGAATCAGGTCTTGTTGGTAACATTGGGTTAAAACACCTTAAAGTTATCAAAGAAGACACAATCAACAAATGGGACAAATTAGGATTCTTAGAGGGTCTTAAAGGTCACATGAGAGAAAACGTAGCACAATTATACGAAAACCAAGCATCATTCTTAATCAATGAAGCATCATCTACATCTGATACAGGTGCATTTGAAACAGTGGTTTTCCCAATTGTTAGACGTGTATTCTCTAAATTATTAGCGAATGACATCGTTTCAGTACAAGCAATGAACTTACCAATCGGTAAATTATTCTACTTTGTACCTAACATTCAGGCTTACCAACCAGGTACTTCTGAGCACTACGCACCTTATGGTTCACCAAACGAAGCTGCGGGTCAAACACCAAACAGCGGTTATGACTATAACAATACTAAAGACCTTTACGATAGATTCTACGAAGGTAACGAACCAGCGTTAGACCCTCCAGGGTTATTTGACTATTCTAAAGGACAATTTTCCGCAATCACTGCTGATGTTGCTACTGTTGCTTGGGCAGGTGATGCATTAATTGGTTCTGCTTATACTTCATCTGATTACAGAAAAGTATTGGTAGTTTTGTCAGGTTTTGCATCTGATGGAGCTGGTAAATTAATCGGACCTGATGGTCAACCAATGGATAACGAATCTTTCTTATCTGATTTGACTGTCTATGGTGCTGCTGGAAACACAACAACTTCGGCTAACACAACTAACCCTTACTTATTCAGAGTAGTAACACAAAGATATGGTAAAGGTATTGTTCAGTATGGTAACAACAACGATACATTAACTTTCCCTAATAGTAGAACAGGTGGTGGTCAATTTGACAATCTGTGTGATGGTGAAGGTAAAATCTATTTAGAAATTGATTTACAGGTACCAGTATGTATTACTTGTGGTGGTTCTATGGACGGTTACACAGGTTCAACATTCTCTTCTACTACAGCTATTAACAATGCGTTTACATCTACTTATAGAATATATAAGAATTTAGAATTTGAAGATAAAATTGGTGAGGTATCTTTTGACCTTATGTCAGTTACAGTTTCTGTAACAGAAAGAAAATTAAGAGCTCAATGGTCTCCAGAAATGGCACAAGACGTTGCTGCGTTCCACAACATTGATGCTGAAGCTGAATTAACGGCTTTATTATCTGAACAAGTTGCGGCTGAAATCGACCGTGAAATCTTAAGAGATTTACGTAAAGGTGCGGCTTGGAACTTACGTTGGGATTACAATGGTTGGAAACGTCTAGGTTCAAGTGCAGTTCCTTACACTCAAAAAGACTGGAATCAAACATTGATTACAGCTATCAACCAAATTTCGGCTCAAATCCACAAATCTACCTTAAGAGGTGGAGCTAACTGGATTGTTGTTTCTTCTGAAATCAGTGCTATATTTGATGACTTGGAATACTTCCACGTATCAAACGCGGCTCCTGAGCAAGACCAATACAACATGGGTATTGAAAGAGTTGGTACATTAGCAGGTCGTTACCAAGTTTACCGTGACCCTTACTTCCCAGCTAACCAAGTGTTAATGGGACACAAAGGAACATCATTGTTAGACACAGGTTATATTTACGCACCGTATGTACCTCTACAATTAACACCTACAATGTATAATCCGTTCAACTTTACTCCGATTAAAGGAATAATGACAAGATACGCGAAGAAAATTGTAAATAATCGTTTTTACGGAAGAATTACCGTAGATGGCGTTCGTACATTTGATTTAAGAGAATTGAGATAATCAAAATCTTAAAGAATAATTAAAGGGACAAGTAATTGTCCCTTTTTTTTTTTATTTAAATATTCTAAGTGATTTTGAAACAATTTCAGACTCGGTTAATGAATATATACCATGTTTATATGCCATTTGAATAGATTTAATTAACATAAACTTTGCTTGTTCTTCTGTTAAATTATCAATTAAATGTTCAATATCTTCAGGTTTGTATATTGCAACATCATCAAATAAGAAGATATAAGGTTGTTTTTCTGCCTCCATAATATATTTATTGTAAGTATATGAAAATAAATCGAATTAGTGAAGCCACAGGTTCAGGAAACGCCGGAACTTTTAAAGTACCAATTGTTCTTGCCCCACAAGATTGGAAGGATGAACAATTGGCTCCATTTAATAACCCTGTTTATCATTATACTAATGCGGAGTTGGCGTATGAAGAATCTGATGGTGATTTTAAAGAAACTCCCGAACAAAGAAAAAAAATAGAAAATAAAACAGAATTACTTTCCAGAATCGATACATACTTAAAAAATTTTTACACAGGACAAAATAATGAGGATGGTGGTAACATTGGCGATGTTAAAAATCCTGAAAAAATTATACAAAGGGCTATTGGCACACTTAAAGAAGATTTGGCGGTTTGGTTTGGAACAAAGAAAAAACCAAAAGGTAGTAATCAACCAAAAGGTCCTTGGGTTAACATTTGTAGTAAAGTTGACGGTAAACATCCTCCATGTGGACGACAAGATACGTCTAAAGGGTCTTACCCTAAATGTAGAGCAGCCGGAGTTGCAGGTAAAATGAGTGATTCACAAAAACGAAGCGCATGTCAACAAAAAAGAACCGCCGAGAAAAAAGATACTCAAACAGGTAAAGGTCAAAAACCTGTAATGACATCATATAAACCAAAAAATGAGTCAATAAAAAAGATAATAAGATTAACTGAAAATGATTTAATTAGAATTATTAAAAAAATTATTACAGAACAATAGGTTTTTGTTATATTTTTTCTAAAATTTTTTTAATAGAATATTTGATATTAGAAGTAATTTCTTTTTCAAACTTATTACGTCTTGACTCAACTTCTGAATCAAATAAAGTAACAACAGAATTCCACGAATTATCTCCTAATATTACAGTATATGAATAAACGTGGTTGATTATTTTTACACTATAATTTTCTAAAATTACAAAAATTTGGTCTTCTTCGTTTTTAATATAACGTTTGTTTGAAATTGGAGTTAACAATAAAACAGTTTCATTTTTTTTTATTAATTTTTCACAAATAGAAACACAATCTTTTTCGTATGTAGTAATTTTTGGAGTTGACGACCGATATATTTTAATATATTGTTTTTGGATTAATCGTTTTAATTTGTGAATAATTTGTTTCATAATTTTATATTAGTATTTATTTACAAATATAATGATATTATTTAAATAAAAAAATTAATTATATGTTTTTTTTTTAACAATAAGCTCCCGAACAATGTTTTTTACCATCAAGTCCTTTAATTTTTCCTTTACATACTTGAACCGCATGTCCATTAGCATAAGCACTTGGGTACACGTCATATTTTGCCTTTGCGGCCGCCTTTCCTCTTGCACAAAGGGGTGTACCTGTTTTTTTTCTACCTTCATTCATTTCTTCAAAATCAACATATTGTGATTCTTTATCCATTTCATTTTTTAAGAAATCAAAAACTTGGTCAATATTTGTTTTGGCTTCAGAAATATGGTCATCAGCCCAATCATGTCCATTTTGAATTATGTGGTCAACTGCAGATGGGTCCATTTCCATAATCATTTCAAGTTGTCTTTTCATTTGTTTTAAATTTGAAA